ATAGGTCTTACTTCTACTAACTCAAGAGTATAATGATAAGCTAATTGTTCTTGACCTATTTGTCTCCATTCCATCTTATCCAAGATAACAATAGACATGTCAAGGTCACAAGACATAAGCAAAGGTGCATCAGCTTGCCATATATATTCTAGCATAAATTTAATAACACGGGGGTCATACCACTGGTCATCGTTCATTCTGGAGCCTTTAGTACCTAATATCCTAAGATAAGGAATAGATTTTCTAATGATGTTTTCAAAATTCATTTTCCCAGAAACCTTAAACATAGGACTTTTAGTACCAAATCTTTGCCACAATGAACCGTGTCTACCAAGTGGACTTAGCTAACCACAGTGGAAAGAGATAAAGCAAGAACTTCTTTCTTTTATCATATTCAAAAGCCTTGCCAGTTAAGTAGTCAGTATCTGTTCTTACTTTTCTTATTACCTCTGTACTCATTATTATCACATCGTTTTATTCATTTTATTAATCGCTTTGACTAATTCGTCTAAAGCTTCTTCGCTACTATTTTTCAATAATTGTAAAATTTCATAAAGACTACTAACAGTTGGAGATATCTTACCTATTTTATCGTGAAGTTCATCTATTTTTCTGGTAACTATTTCTATTTTATCTTCTGTACTATATTCTTCACCTTTCTCTACTTCAGTAAACACGTCTCTGAGATTCTTAATTTTTTCAATGAGTTCTTCTCTTTGACCTTCTCCAAATATTTCATAAACACCCTTCTTAGCTTCTTGAGATAAAGATTTAGTATAAACATCTCCTAAAAATCCCATAAGCATGTCATAGAAAACTACTTCAGCAGTCATCAGCTTCTGTTCTTTTTCTCCTACAGTAGCATAGATATCTTTTTCTACACCTTTTCCCTTTTTCACGTGAATATCTATATCCTCTGTTATTTCTAACAACCTTTGATATTTATCACCAAATTCTTTTTCTCTGCTTATTATTTCTTCTATCATACCAACAATTGCTGACGAAGAACCAATTTCCATAAATCTTTCAACGTATTTAGGAAGAGTTAATATTTCTCCTTCTCCTTCTTTTGCTCCTACTGATAAAAGAGTTAATATTTCTTTATCACTTTTCCACATATTTGATAAAGCTTCTGATACCACGTCTTCTAAGTTTTCTCTTTCAAGATTTTTTTGAATATAATCTACAGCAGCCATTATTTCATCTGAAGTTCTGGCACCAACTTTTTGCATCTGAGCAGCATACTCAATATTACTACCTACAATGTCGGGACCAACTTTTAACTCGGCTCCTCTAAACATTGCTCCTTCACGCTGATACTCAAAGAAAATATCTTGTCTTCCTTTTTTACCCATCTGAGCAACACTTGCTTCTAAAGCAAAAGTACTCAATACATCTTCTGGCAAACTACCCTTAAGTATATCTCCAATTATTTTGCTCATATCAGCTTCTTTCATCATTCCATGAAACATATCTAAAAGACGACTCCAGATAGCTTTAGGTTCTGTTTTAATTCTTCCTTCTCGTTCATCGAGAACACGATTCTCTAGAACTGCTAATAAATTCTCAATACTATCTTTAATAGCTATTTCTTTAGAATAACGAGACCTACCAGCACCAAGATTGGCAGCCATATCTTCAATGTTATTAATGATAGTCTGAACAAACTCCATAGGGTCTACTCCTTCTGGAATAACGTCTCCTAATCTGCTCTCAATAGTTTCCTCAGCTCCTTCCTCCCCAAGAAGTTGTTTAGCTCTGTTAAGCTGGGTCTGAAGAGCATGTTCTAATGACTGTCTACCACTTATTGGGGTAAGAAGAGGAAGAACTTTATCCATGCTATATTTCATGGCTCTAATCTCTTCTGTTATCTCAGTAGTATGTACAGTAATAAGATTCTCAAAATATTTAATATCTGGTTGAATCTCCCCCATTTCCTCTCTTAAAGGAAACAACTTAGCAATTTCTGCCCTTAATTCATCTGGATTATTTATCTCAGCATCAACAGTTAGGGTTAAGTTCATGTCTGCCATGACCAGTTATCCTCTTCTTCTTGTTCTGATTTTGATGACTTTGGTAATCTAATAAACTCAGATACAAATACCATTTCATTTAAAGACATATTCAAGACTTCTTTGGGGGATTTTCCGATTGCCCGACAGATTTTCCAGACGTATTTTCCGAGAGGGCTTCGGGCAAACTTGATAATTGCACTCTCGTCTGGTGAGAAAAAGCTAATGAATTAGCAAATACTGTAATACTGTCTACCATCCCTTTAGGCATCTTGGAAATAGTATCGAAATTTAATTTAGGTTCTACTACACACTGGTGAACAACAAATCTATTTCGTTCTCCCCGTGTTGGAAACTCAATAGTTTCTAATTTAATCTGAGTAGCCAAATCCATAGGTTTGACTTTGAAAACAAATTTAGTATTTAACTCTTCATAAGTAATAGTTAAAGTGGAAATCAAATCTTTGCTTAAAGCCTCTATAGCTGCGTTAAGGTCATCATCTACGAGATTTGTACCTAACTCTCCAGCCAAATCATCCAATTTGTCTTTAAAGTTTTGTTCGTTCATCACTTAATTTGTTACATCTCTAATTATATAATGCTTTTGTCTGTCATACTTCTTGCCCAAAAATCTATTGTTTCAAAAGCATACTGTCCTTGCTGACTATCTAACACACTTGTTATACCAACAATTCCACTATACACTAATCTTCTCCCAGCATAGGCAACATCAAATTTTATCTCAGCATCATTGGGAGGAAGAAAAGGTTCCCCAGAATTAGCCAGTTTGTTTTTATAGTCTGCTGGAGAAAGAAGCAATGACATTCCTATGGCTGCTATTTCTCCTTTTCTTGACATTACTGCCTTAGTAATTGAACCCTTAATAGATGTCCTATGTCTGAAAAAATCAGTAGCCAAGATTGAACTTGAATATATTGTTCCTAACTGACTATTTATTGGTCCTCCTATTGGCCAATAAGGCTCTCCTTCAGTTACTATTTCTGTTCTAATCTTCTGAGCAGTACCAATTGGCAAATCAATAATAGCCAAACTGGGAATGTCCAAACGAATAACTACATCATGAGAATGAACTGCTCTATATGATAAAACATAGTCTGACATTGTACTCTAAAGAATATATAAAAAAAGGGGGTAAATAATGTTTTGGTTTGTTTTTTACGTTCCCACGTTGAGGTCGTATCGAGCATAACGATAGTTTCCTTCGATTTCAGCATTTTGGAAATTCCCTTGGGCTCCATCAAAAGCTCGTCTAAAGAATGCAACATTGTAAAGCACATGTTTCTTATTCTTTCGCAAATTAATAACTTCAATTTGAAAAGTATACGGAACCATGTGTTTGCCTTCTGAAGTATTATCATTCCACAAAAATGTGGCTGGGTCTACTCCTTCAATCGCATCATGAAACAATTCTGTCTCCCCATCAGCTTCATTAACTATTACTCCGAGAGCATACTTAAACAACTCATAATTGATATGTTTTATTCTTACTCTAAAAGTTCCAAGAAAGTTTGCTTGTCTCTGTTCAATAGGCACATTAGTACCATATCCATGAAGAATTGACATATCATTTCTATCCTCCCATCGAATATAGTCTATTCTACCAATGACTTGGGAATTCGTCTGTTGTCCAGAGCTATCAACAAATGCTGGTAGGCTTTGGTCACTTATCTGAGTTTCCCCAGATACTTTTAACACGATATCAACGCTATGGTCAGATTTGTATTCTGGCATTTTCATTCACCTCATATTGTTGCTGAAACAACTAAGTTCACATTTATCTCAGTCACTTCAAAGACTGGAACTATAGTTAAATCACATCTCATGATATGATTCACTTCATCGGTAGATGAAGCAAAAACATTCACGGCAAATTCTTTAATCATCCCTTGAGATACCATTTGCCTAAGAGTGCTTTCCACTCTTGACTTTGCTGTTGACCGACCTAATGAAGTATTATTTGAAAACAAGAATGGTAAGAGTGTATTTCTTGTTCTCTTGGCTGCTGTGTCTGCTATTTCACGAGTAGTCAAATAAGAGAAGTCTGAACCAGCAGCAGAAAATGTCCATCCTTTATCAAACATATAAGAGACAGATGCACCAGTACTCCACCTTCGTGGAAATAGAACATGGTCATCGCTCATACTTTCCATATCAGCCTTTTTGAGTACTGCTTTAGTAGTACTACCACTCCATACGGGGGTAAATCCTAAAGATTTCAAAGGAACATGTGGTTGCATAGCAGCACGTCTACCAGCTAACCAAGCAGCTAACCAGTTACCACCAATTTCCACACTCCCAGAAGCAAGAGAAAGAGCAGCCAGATGGGTATCAGAAACATCATAAACAACGTTTCCAAACTTATGAACAGTATTACCTACTAATGTGATTGTTCTTCCATAATCTGATTTTGCTCCAGCATAGCTACTTAAATCATAAGTAGTTCCACTGAACACTTCTTGATAACTAACTCCAGTAATATAGATTCTTTCTTTTCCATTATTCACACTGGAAGCAGTTTCCATCTCCGTAGTTACAGCAGAAATAGGAGGTTTACCAGCTATTACAACATAATAAATATCATCAAACTCTCTAAGTTTTGCAAGAGCTTGAGTTGTTCCCGTATCAGCACTAGTACCATACGTACCAGTTCCAGAGAGTACACAAGCATAAACTTTGGACGCTCCACCAAGAAAGGCCAATTCTACGGCTCTGATAAGATTAGTTTCATTATCATAGGCTCCAGTACCAAAAGTAGTTTGACTATAAGTTCCAGCATCCCAAGAACCAGAAAGAGCTAACCCGCATTTTTGTACAGCGTCAATAAGGTTATTCCAAACGAATACCTCACCTTCATTAGAAGCACTCCATTTTTCGGCATCATTGATATTATAACCACTTGAGCCACTTTGCATATGTCCAATAACTGCTACTGCTCCAGTAGTTGTAGAAGGAGTAGGAGCTATACCTCTCGTGGTTTCTGTAATGAATATACCAGCGAGTTTATGTGTTGACATAATTACCTCTCGAATGAAGAGTATTTAAATCTTTTACTCACTTAAACTCCCAGAGGAATTAAGGATGTCATAAGATGCCGTTGTACCAGAAGAGATATATGACCTTTGAATAATCTCTTCAACCCATGTACTGTAATCTTTTTCTCCAGTAGGTGGCTTGAAATATACATCAGCAGTTACAGTCGTCCATATGGCTCTTCTGTACTCTTCACTAACCATAGCCTTATGGTCTACTTCCTTGATTATTCTGTCTGTCTGGTCGAAACCCATTATTTCAGAACGTATAACTTTAAGATTTCTTATTCCGACATTATACAAAGCGTTACTTTCTGGAGTATTCCCCCATTCTAGCCAATTTTCCACTTGTCCAGCTACAACATCTCTTTCCCATCCATGATGACCCCATACATCAAATCTTATAACATAATCACAAGTTTTTCCATAAACAACTGTTCCACTACTTCCACTGGCTGCGGGAATATTAAAAAGCATTGCTCCGTGATAATACCTACTTGATTCAGATACTATAGTTACTACACAAGTAGGTAGTTGAATATTTTCTTTGGTAGGAAAGTCTCCAACAAATTTTATAGTAGCCCCAGTAGAACCAGACTGAAGATATACTGTCTCAGCAGTACCAGAAAGAAAATTAATCAGATGTGCTTTTATACTATCCATAGGAGAAAATGCTCTCCCTTGATATTGAACCAATACTGAACCACTATAACTATCATAACTCATTTCTAATAACCTCTTGGTCTCTTCGCCTCAAACGCTCTACAAATAGATTCCTCTACCATTTCTCTTCCATTAGATATAATCTCATCAATGACGGCTACTCTTACTGGTCTATAATAAGAAGGATGGTCATTCCAATAGTTAACCCATCTACCAGTAAACCTCAAATGACCTATTATTTCTCCTTTCAACTCATCACTTATATGTGAAGTAGAAAGGTTCTCTGACATATTAGACTGTTTGCCAGCAGCAGTATCTTTAAGAGACTGAATACTTTCTCCAGTTTTTTTCATAGCATCTGGGTCATAATCATATCCTTGAGAAAGATATTTTCTTTCCGTGTCCAAAGCTCGCTGTTCAAAACCATATTTAGAATAAGCCTCTTCCAATACCCCTTTCATAGTATTAGCTAATCCCTTTCCTATGAAATGTGCAGTCACATCCATTTTTCGTTTTAGAAAATCTTTTGACTGCTTAGTAAAAGATAACTTAATCTTAATATCCATTAAGAATAATAAAAAAAGGGAATAGATAAAGGTTTTTACTCCTTCCGAGATTTATCTTTTAGACTTTGATATTTTTTATGTTCCCATTTCTCACTAGGATTAGTAATCTTAGATATTAATCTATTAACTCTATCAATATTTTCTTCTGTTTCTACTGTGGTCTTTCTAATAATTTTGTCTGAGCTGATTTTATATTGTCTCTGTATTATATCTCTACATATTTCCCACGTTGCAATACTACATCTACTAAGTAACTCTTTAACAAAACTCTCTTCATCTGGTATTTTTACACCATTCTGTTTAAAGTAAGTTATAAAGTAGTTAGGGCAAAGATGAATAATAGGATTATCCCACTTCTCATTGTGTTTCATTTCTTAAACACTTCCTTACAAGTTACATTTCCTTTTTTAACTTCAAGTTCAATTTCAAGATTATCTACAATAGCCGTAACTATCATTCTAATATACCCATCAGAATCAGTCTTAAAATTCAAATCTCTTACCCAACCAATTAATTGGTCGTCAAAAAAGACTTTTGTAAAATGTTTATGACCGTTATCTGACACAATTTTTAACTTCACCATTATATATCACCTCCTACAAGAACTTCGTAAAGCTTCTTAGCAGACCTTTTCCAAGTAAACCGTTTAACATCTTTCCTAGCTTGTGTTCCTAATCTGGAACATTCAGATGGATGTTCATAAGCATACCTCATTGTTTTACGAAGATTATCTATAGAAGGAACTGCCCATTTCAAAGCATTAGTTGGAGCATACCATCCAGCTCCATTGCTAATTTCCATAGTTTCTGGTTTAACCAAGAACGAGTTTTTCTTGTTCATATAAGTCAAATGACCTCCATATTCTTGTGCAATACAAGGAATCCCACAATTATGAACTAAAATACCATTGGCAAAATATATTCCACTACTAGTGGCTATGTTATATACTTTTCCGCTAAAGTTGTATATTGACTTTGAGAGAATTTTACTCTTTGATTTAATTTTCTCATCTCTATGAAGGCTTTCCAGTCTTCTTTTGTGTATTTGTTCATAAATGTTTCTTGTCTTTTTATTCGTCTGTTTATAAACGAAATCAATATTCCACATTGTTTCTTCTTCAAGATAAGATAAGGGTGCAATTTTTCTAGCAAAGGTAATATTTTCATTCCTTGCAAAATTGTTGTATAAAATTCCGATTTTTGTTGTCTCCTTTTTATATCCAAGTAACTTTCTGGAAAATTCTGTTTCAACCAATTGTGTATTTCTATACACTTGTTGCATATGCGTATTTGAGGAATTAAAGTGCCTATCAATCTCTCTTCTGCTCGACCCTTTCGATGAAGTCGAAATGTTATTGTTCCATCTGCGTCTATAAACCCAGCCAGATATGAAATCATCTCCTCTGGAATGTTTATATTCATCATCTTCATTCTTCCAATTTTTGTTTTCTTTAATTTCATTTCTCTTACTTTCATTCTTATTGAAGCTTCTGAACGTCTCTTTAACATCTTTGAAATTTGATAAGCTGTATGGGTCTCCCAATTTTCTTTCAAAACTTCCAATTCTTCTTTTGTCCATCTCATATAATTCATATAACTCATCACCTATTAATATGTCTTTTGCCATCTTCCATCCATTAACTGTGAAAATGGGGTGTTCTGGAGTACATTCAAGTATTGAACTCTCTGTTTCAATCCTAATCATTTTACCATCATAATGTCTTACATGTACATCTTCTATGCCACTTGGTATATCAACCAAAGTATTATATGGAAAACATGCCATACTTTGCATATATGGGAGACACCAACTTTCCCCTTTACTTGGTAAAATGAAACAGTCTGCACTGTTGTAAAGCTTTCTTAATCCTTCTTCATTGAACATTTGTCCAATAACTAAAATATGAGGAGGATTTTTTAATCCCATGTCATAACTTAGTCTTTTAACGCTGTTTTGAATATTAACCATAGTAGCAAAAGTATTATCTTTTCCATAGGTTTTAATGATTAAGTTTACTTTGTCATCACCAGTAAATTCACTAAGATAAGATTTCAACAGTTCATGAAATCCTTTCCGCATTATCCATTGACCTAAAGAAAGAAAGACAAATCTATTTTGGTCATCCTTTTTAATCATAGGTTCATCTGGATAAAACGTCTTGGTATCTACTCCGTGATTAACTATGTGAATTGGTTTAGGAACATTCCCTATAGAATCTTTAATCATATTTTTCACAAATTTATTAACAGTTACATATTCATCATAAACGCTTATTAACTCTCTCCATAGAGGCGGAAGCCTATCATTTTCCCACACAAACTTTATCAAGTTCCTTGTATGGTCTGGTGGTGTATTCCAAATTACTGGAGTACCGTATCTTAGAAGCGGAACTTGAAGAGTAGAAGTATTCTTCATCATTGAAGTAAAAATTTCTGCTTCTTTTTCTGGTAAATTTAAACGCATTTTATCTACGTGATTATCTACCAAATGAATGTCCAATCCAAGTTCATTCATTCCTAATAGTAGTTTTCTAGCTACAAAAGAATATCCACTTGGAGCAAATACTGTCGTTTCTATTTTAACGTCTGCTGTCATTATATTAACCCCACTCTGTTATTTACTTTTTCAAGTACTTCTATCCACATTTTATCTACCACTTTCCAGTCAAAGTTTTTGACTGCCCATTCTCTACAAGATTTACTTTGTTTATCTATCAGCTCTTGATTTTTGTAATAAGCTTCCATACCCAAAGCAAAAGCGTCAACATCAACCCATGCCTTGTGTACTCCAGAATGTTCCAGATATAACCTTGATGGAAGAATTGGCATACCTCTCATCTGGTCGATTTCTAACATCTTCCCATCATTATCAGTAGCTATTAACTCTCTTGTTGTAGTATAATCTGTAATAAGATTAGGTTTACCACAACTCATAGCCTCAATAATGGGTATTCCAAAACCTTCTCCTCCAGTACTCAAAACATGAACATTGAAAGAATTATACAAAAGAACAAGGTCATGAGATGGAATACCTTCAATGAAATCATAAGCAGTACCTTCAATCTTCCTCGGAGGAGTAATTATAACATTGTCATTTAATTTTAATGCATCAATCCATTCAAGAAATAGATAGTCATGATTATGGTCTGGCATAAACAAAGGGTCTTTAGGGTCAAGATGAAGATAAAGATAACAACGTTTTCTTTTTTCATCAATCTCTTGCTGAGTTGGCCCAGTATCAAGAAATTTTCTAAATGCTGTTAACAACCTAATATGATGTTTTCTTAGATTTAATCTAGCCACTGAACCAAAAATGAATGCGTCTTCCAAATCGCACTGACGAGTTCTTAATCCGTACATTTCAAAGAACGCCTTTCTGCATTCTATCATGTTAGCGGGACTGAACTTTTTAGTATCTAAACCATGAGGAATATATTCAGAATGAAGCTTTAACTGTAACTGGACTAATTCTCTGCCATACTTAGACATGCATACTCTTACATCTGCTTTCGGTAATGTTCCCCCAATTATCTGATTGATTGGATGCCCATCAATCGGCAAATACCATATCCAAAATGGTCTTGGCATACTACCTAACTGGTCTACCATATGGGCATCTCCTTGAGTAAAAACCACGTCTGGATTAGTCATCTGAAATAATGGGTCATAGCTGTCCTTTCCAAAAGGAGCTCTTCCCTTAATTCCGTGTATCTTAAAAGGGAACCCTTTGATATCTGGATTTCCTCTGGTTTGCCAACCTAGATAATGTACATCCCACTTCATTTTTTCAGCTGCTAAAGCAGCAATGTGTCCACACTGGTTCGCAAAACCCGTAGGATAATAGGGACTATCAGAACCAAAAATAGCTACTGGTGTTTTGTCCCCTATTTGTATGTTAGTTTGAACATCGACATTATTTGTCATGTATAGACTATTATTCTTACAACATTTAAATGTTTCTAATAATTTTATAATTGCGGTGTCGACGGGTACGTTATGTTTTGAGAAATATCTTTCTTCCACAACATACAAGCAATATAAATAACTCTATTACTAGTACCAAAATAAGGTACAACATTTGCCACATCAAATTCTATTTGTTGTTGAGGAGCGTCAATAGGCCAGATAATAGTATCTCCTACAACTATCTTTCCCCACTCATAACCATAAGTGTACATAAGATAATCATACCTCTGAAGCCTACCAGCCTCAGAAACAAAATCTGCGTTACCACTTCTACCGTGAGGAGGAAAAGCCTCCATAATGCATTGAATAGGACGGTCATCGGCATTACCATAAATCCACCCATCATTACAAATACTACAATAAGGGTCTCTATTCTCTGTAATTGCATCCCAACAAGAACAACGAACAGAATCCTTCTTAGCTAACAATCTAGCCCAAGAAGGGAATTGCGATAAAATAATAGTAAATTCTCTTTCATCTATTATAGGAGTATGTGGACTTCCTATTTTCAATTGTCTATGTTGAGACATTCCTACTCACCCTTATTTTTGTTCTCACCATACGTTGTTTCTAAATATGATGTTTCTAAACAAGTACTCCCCGTTCCAGCTAGAAAATCATACTCTTGGTCAATAATTGTATAATCATCTATTCTAACGTCACTGTTCATAACTGAAATACACCAATTACACTCTACACACTTTATTGTATAATAATAATCTGTAGACCCTAAATGAATGTGTTCCTTAGTTTTTACTCGTTCTGTTTCTCCACCACATACTGGACAATCCATTTTTTCACCTCTAACTATTGAATATAATTACTCTATCTCCATAAGCATAAACCATTGCTTCTCCTAAGTCAATAATTCTCTCACTTTTATTAGCTGGAAATACTCTTTCTTGATACGGCAATGAATAGGCACTTCTATTAACTATTATGCAAGGAGCACCATCGTAAACCAGTTTTAGTGTATTAATCATTTGATTACAAACACGTTCATATTCCTTGAAGAGAGCTTCCATTGACATACCTTCTCCCCATAACTTGGTTTGTACACTAAGTCCACCTACATTGTAACTGAACCCTCCTTGAACAGCATTACTATTATTCATTTGAACTATAGCATCTCTCACTGCAAAAACATACACCGTAAAAATTGCTAGCTGTTCAGTAGTATTGTCAGAAGTTATATCATAATCCCAATACTCAGTAGATTTATCACCATGAAACTCAGCATTTAACCAGACCTTTCTTTGGTCTATAATGATGTTAAGATTGTTATCCGTTAACCCGTTCCAGTGAGCATACGTTGCCCAAACCTTATCTCCGCTTGAAACACTTGCTCCAGACGCTAAATATACTTCTCCTTCCATAGCATTGTAATATGAACCACTGTTAGCATTATAAAGATTAGTACCAGAGTGCCACGGGTCATTTTCCAACCATATCCCAGCAACAGCTTTCACCGGGGTATTTCTAGCAAATATGTAATGTTGAGAGGTTCCAGAATAAACATGTGCTCTTTCATTTTCTGTTGTTAACGTCTGGATTATTCCAACCGACGTTAGCATGTTCCTAACATTTGTTACATGGCTATTTGAACCAGACGTTATGAAGCTCATTACATTACTTGCCGTTTAGGAGTAAAAAAAGCTGTCGGTTCAAAAAATAATTGTCAAAATATTTAAAAATGATAAAGATAACCGTGATATATGAAAAGAAGTATACTTGTTTTAGGTATAGAACGAACTGGAACAAGAATAGTAACAAAAATGATTATTGATGGTGGAGTATGGGGAGATAGTAATCATGAACAAAGAGTAAATATGGCACTAATAGGGAAGTACCTTATACCAGATGAAATAGAGACAGTAGTAATAAGGAGAAGTTATCCTCATAATGGATTATATCCAAGCATAAATAGACTAATTTACAGCATGAATACAATAGGATATCCTATATCAGACATTGTATTAACAATAAGAGATACTAACTTTGTTATAATATCACAACATAAAAGCGATAAAATATTACCTTTCCCAGCAGAAATAAAAGATAGAGACAGAGAAAAACTATTTCAAAAATCCCTAAAAATAATATTTGAACAATTATCAAAAATAAAAATACCAGTAACGGTAATATCATACGAAGCATTAGTAAATTATCCACAATTTATATTTAATCATATAAAAGATAGATTAAACTTACCAAAACTGCCAAACACAGAAATATTTGACGGCAACAAAAAATATACAAAAAAGAGATGAAATGAAAATATTATTCCCAATAAACATTCTTCATTAAATGTTTCTGGTATCCCAAAGTCCACATTTTGTACATTGCCAAGTAGAATAACCCGTATTAGTATGTTTTAAAACCCAGCTATGGTCACAATCTATCACAGAATGCCTTTTTACGTAGCCATCATAAAAATCAACCGTATTATCACTGGCTGTAATTATTGAAATACCTTTCAGAATTTCTTCTATCTCTCTAACACGTTCACATATTCTTGAAATCTTCCTACTCATTTTCATGATTTCAGCAGCATATTTATCTTTCTTAGTCATCTGAGCAAAAAACTCTTCTACCTCTTTATCTGTTTTATATTTCTTTGATTTATACTTATTTTTTAATAAATCACTCTCAAACCCCATAATTATTCCTCATTATCACAACAGTCTGTCTTAATTAAAAGGTTTTCTAATATAAAAAAAAGAAAAAAAAAGAAAAGTTTTACTTTTATCCAGTGTAATCGGCTGGGTTGACATATGATAAGTTATCCAATCTTGCCGCAGCATCTGGATTGACAATACCGACACCCATTCTGGATGTCATGTAGATAGCAATACTGTCATGTGAAATAAGACTCTCTCTGTCAACTGACAATGGTCGTCTCATAAATCTAACAGCATACTTACCCTTGTTTAAGAACAGAGCTTTGTCTGTATCCATCCAAGGAGTAACTACAATATCAATACCAGCAATTGGATATAGTCCACCACGCCTCATGGTTGCTTGTTGGTCTGGAGGAAGTATTTGCCATACGTTTGATGACTTGAATTCGTCCATCATCATCAGATAGGTAAATACATATGGATGTACTACCATCGTCTCGTAAGGAATATCTTCTGCTCTACCAATAGAAAGCATGACTTGTATCTTTTCCCAGTCTAATGTTCCACTAGCAGTCCAATCTGTATCAGTGGCGTCGAGTATATGATTAGAAACTTTTTGACCAGTTTTCCAGTCAGTAGTTCCATCAGAAGGTCCACTAATCAAAGTTTTCATGATTAGTTGGTCCTCATATCTACGACAAGCGTCTAAAGCTAAACGAATTTGACGAGATGTTACATCAAATGATTGAACATCTTCAATCGTCTCATTAGTTATAACTATACCAATACCAAATTTGGTGATTTCAGTTCTTACCTTTCCATAGCTAGATTTAGCGATTGGAATTTCTGCTCCCTCAGTTAGAGGTTCTGCATCAAATCCAATTTCGAAAGTATAAGAAACTACTGGAGCATTGACGTTTATGGTGTCAACAAGTCCCACAGCGATAAGGTCTGGAATATATTCTTCCCAAGCTTGACGATTAATAGCTTCACCAATGAAAAGTATCATATCTTCTCTGCTAATGTATTGGTTAAGCAATGTATGTAACTGTTCCATACTTTTTGGTGCATTGACATAGTCATCACCAAATTTGATGTATTCTGCAGTTCTAAAGCTTGAATAGTTTTGATTAATTGTTGCTACCATTTTTACCATCCTCTTTTCTTAGATAAGTCGACTAAGACTACTGGAATATTCGTATCAGATGTTAGGTTTGGACCTAATGAGCCGCTAGAAATACCAATAACTTGACCTATCACATATGCTCTGTCTGGGCCAGTTGCACTTCCTACTGCTCCACAAGCTTCTACGTATCCATCTGTTCCAGATGAAAGTGTAACGTATCCACCCATTGTAGGAGCTGTACCACTATAACAAACCCAAATAGGTTCGTCTGTTACATAAGTTCCAATATATTGATTTTCCAAAGTTGTAGTACCACTCTGTGAGTCGTAGATGTTTAATGAGCTACCCCATACGTTCCATTGAGGGATTGCCTTTCTGGTTGCTATTCCTAAAATCTTATAATCTGTAGCACCGCTACCTAAAAGTACTCCACTTGAAGCAACGTCGGCTGCTGAAAGAATATCGCCTTCTGGCATAAGTCTTTCGTCATATCCAGATTGTCCACCATAGTATTGTGTCGAAGGCACTTCCCCAGTCTGAACAACTATTGTTCCAGCATCCCAATTGGTACTTCCACTGGCTACTGCTACCATCTTAACATTCTTTGGTGCGAATCTTAATCCGCCTCTAAAAGGTTTTCTAAAGTTTGGCATTAATCCTCAACTCCTTTAAAAGCTGACTGTGCTAGTACACGAGCCACTTCGTTTCTGTCTTTTTCGGTATGTTCATCCCTAACCTTCTGCGTCCAGCTTAAGTTAAATACTCGTCCAATCCCAGTGATTACCATTTCTCTTTCGGCATCAGCCTTAAGTTTCTTTGGGTCTCCAGCGATGAATTGGCCTTGATTAACAACAGCATCTGCTTGATTTGAAGGCGAGGGGGTTTTCTTCTCAAGTACTTTCACCGTAGTGTAGACTTGCTCAAGAACTGTAAGGTCTCTGTCTGCATAGGTTTTTGGTTCCTCTCCTTATCAAACATCTTCTTGTATTTCTCATTCTCTATAGCCGCTTGTTTCATCTGTTCGAGGGTAGGAATAACAGACTCTTTGAACGCTCTCAGTTCTTCGATTTGTTTTTCGTACTCGATAACTGATTTGTTTTCTTCCGTACTCAAATTTATCCTCTCTTTATTCTTCTGTTGTTCTAAGATTCTTTCTTTTATAGAATCATTTATTGACTGAACCAGAACCATATAACTCTTAGAATTAAGGTCATTTAGTTCTGATGCACTCTGGGCCACACCAATCTACCAAGATGCACAGCTTCAGCATCATAAACCAGTCCTTCACACTTAACGTCCTTGTATTCTTGATTAATCATATGCACACATTCACCGACTTGTTTTCCGCATATACTGCATCTAAAATCCTTGAGATAAGCTCTTACTGATGTATTTTTTACATATCCTTGTTCTATCTTGTGAGCAATCTTGCTCGGGTCTTCTCTATCTACATCTCCAATGTACTCAAGCATTCCTTGTTTGTTTACTGTATGCTTAATTATTCCTACTACTTTGGTTACGTCATCAAAGTGATGGTTTAAAACAATTTCTCTGCTCTTAAGACTTTTAGCATAATTGGTTAAGGCTTGGTCTACCCAGCGAATACCGAAGTTATTAGTCTGATTAGATACTGCTACTCCTCTCACTGGAAGTCCTTTTATATCGTACTTGGTAACAATATCCTCATCATCGGTTATAGATGATAAAGGAAGATATTGCTGCAACGTACGAGTGTCATTGTCGTACCCCATAAATAGATTTTACGACTTAGAAGTATATAAATATGTTTAACCCTAAGAGGGCTAAACTACAAAATACAACTATAACTCTTTTTCCATGTAAAAAATGAAGGGGGTCGATTTTTGTCGAAACCAACTTTATTTAGGCTTTGTTTTATCAGATTTATGAGATTGTGTTTTAGTATTAGTAGCTCTAGTCTTAGCAGCAGCAGCACTAATTTGAGCAGTCTCTTTCTGTACTTCCAATCCTTTTTCTTGAATATCTAGCTCTCTGTCCATGTTCTCAGTAGCCTTATTAAGATTCTCAGCTTGAGCAAGAAATTGTCTGAGTTGAGGATGTAATTCATCTTCATCATAGTATTCTGACCTACCAAACTCTTTACGAGCTTCTGGCAAAGTAAGAGTACCAGCAATAAGTTCTTCTCTAACTCTTAATCTTCTATTAGGAATATTCTCAATTTCATTATATCTAATAAAGGGTACTTCAGCATATTGTATTGGGGTAATTTCATGAACAGCCTTTCTTCCATTAGCTGTTTTTAGGTCATTAGGATGAAACAAAAAGATATCTCGCAAAACCTCATTAGTAATCATTCCACCTATATAGTTTTGTAGAACCATTATTCTTCTTCTGAAATACTCTTCTGTAATTTCATCTGTCTGCCCAGAAGTAGAAGGAACTAATCCAAGTATAGTAGCTGGAACACCTAAAGTAGTAGAAATAGCTCGTATTTGATATTCCATAAACCAATCAGTATCCATAACTTTATCTCCACCAGAAATAACTTCTGCCTTAACTCTGCCGTCTACTGCTATGTCAGAACCCATAGATAATCCTTGAGAAATACTAGTTGCTATTCCTTCCATATGTTTTCGAGGCATGGGATTATCAGCATCACCCATATACCATACAGTGAGTGGTCTTGCCATAGTTCTGATAATATCAGCAGTATCACTTTCCGCACCAAGTAAAATATTAATAGAAGTACGAATAGGTCTCATCAATGACCTACCATATGCTCCTCCAGTATAATCTCTTCTTTTGAAGTGAACCACATTCTCTGCTGGAACCTTAATAAGCCACTCATCTCTATCTCTTTTATTAGACTTCCCTTTAGTAACACCAGCTCTTGGAACAAAATATGAACCTTGTACATGTTCAATCTTCGAAACGTCTTGTACATATGTTTTAGGATTTCCCCATTTATCCCTCTCTATCTCAACAGTATGAGGATGTACGAGTTTCAATTTCTTTATTCCCCATCCTCCTTCATCATAACTTTTTTCATCATAAATTTTCTCTACAAAAGCATCTCCCAACCCTTCTACACACAAAGCTATCTTTTCTTTAAGACTTGTAAGATTTACAAATCTACTCCACAACCTTAAGAACTTTAACTTCTCTTTATGTCTGTCCTCCAACTCCTCGTCATTGTCAAATCCGAAAGTATATCCGTATGCTACAGTTACACTTGCTTTGAGGTCTAAACATGCCATAACTATTCCAACGGTATCCATGGCTTCTTCATATTTTAATATATTATCTTTCCTAGCTTCAGTAAATCGTATATACTTTTTTGGAAGAATAACCAATTTTCCTTCGTTTCTTGGTCTCGCTTGGTCAACAAACCACTGCTGATTCATTCTTGTACCCAAGTGAGTAGCATATGGTTCTGGATACTCTTTTTCATTCATATCCTATTTTTCAACTTAAGATTACTTAAATCTGTCTGTTAAATTTAGCTAAATATAATCGTAATGTTTAAATATATTTAATCCCACGTTACACCATGAAACGAATAGAGGTAGAAAAAACCGACCTTAAAATATTACTTTCAACAGCAAAAGAAAAAGAAAAGGGAGTAGAATACTATCTATGGGATAGGGGGTATCTTATAGGGGGTAATCAACATCTAACAGAAGTAGATGAAGAAATAGTAAGAAAGATAATGACCCCCACCGAAGAATTACCAATAAAATACAAAACATGGACACTGAAACCTACCAGTTTTATTCATTCAGAAGTAATGAAACGTGCTATACATATTATAAGGTTAGAAGACCTTCCGTCGTACGGGAAGGTACCAGAAGGATATTTTTTCATATCAAATCATCCAACAGTATTTGACGCCCATTATTACGACGCAGAAAGATGGTATGAAATTAAAAAAACCCAGTGGAAAGTATGGATAGATAATGAAGTGTACGAACATTGGAAAGTATATCTTTATTTTCCAGCTAATCATCTTTATGACCATTCCCCCCCATTCGTAGTAGATTATAGTGTTATCCCAATACCAGTAAAACCAATAGGAGGAAACAAAAATGAGTAAAACACCACAACACCCTCCCCAACCTATTTATTGTTGTTATTGTGAATCACGTCAGATACTTGAATCTAACGTTCATTTTAATACCAGATTGAAGTGTCCAAGATGTAAGACAGAATTTCAATGCATAGATAGTGGAGTGGGAGAACTTCATGTAGTTATTAGACAACCAAAAGAAGAAGAAGTACCAAGGATGTAGGATGTAATATGACTATTATATATGGAAATTTCTATGATGTAATGTATGATAAAATAAACTGTGAATCTATTGACCACCTTATAACCGACCCGCCATTTGGTATAGAATTAAAAAGTAATCAAAGCTCGTACAATAGAAAAGATGACAATGTAATAGGAGGATATATTGAATGGAGCAAAGAAGATTATTTTTCAAATATGAATGCGTTGCTATCTAGTGCTGCACGAGTATGCAAATCTACTGCTAACATAATAATATTCAGTAGCTGGAATAATCTACCTATCTTTTTCAAAGCTTTCAACAATAGATGGATAAAAGATATCTATAACTATCAAGGAAATATAGTATGGAAATACCAATTTGGAGTAAGAAACAATTCAATAATAACGGGTCATTATCATATTCACTGGTTGACTTTTAGAACAAACAAGAAACCTATTTTTAATAGAGACTGTAGATATCCTCCAATAAGTGAGGAAAATAAAAGATTATCATATGCTGACAGATACAGTGTGTGGAACATAAAAAAGAAATATAGACGAAATGTAAGAAAATATACCACAGAACTCCCATCGGAACTATGTGATAAGCTTATTCAATATTTCACTAACGAAGGGGATATAGTACTAGACCCATTTGCTGGAGCTGGCAATATTGCTGTTGCAGCCAAAAAATATGAAAGATTGCCATTATCTATAGAACTTAACCATGAAGTTATACCTTACCTTATGCACAAAGTATATGGTAAATCAATATTTGAGGGATGGCCCACTTCAAAAATAAAATCTTATTTAGAAAAAAATCCTATACAACATTCAAAACAATTGGAGGACAGACAATGTTTAATACTATAAGCGTTAATATTATTGTAAATAGAGAAAGGGGATGTCACAATTTACTTCGAGGGACAATTTCTTGGCTTACTGCTCTGAAGAACAATTATCTTCCAGAAGGAGCAATAGACGAAGTTCTCGTAGCTTGCTCAAAAAGCGAGTTCGTAAGAACAAAAAAAATGCTCATTCCAATAAAAGAACAAGGAATAAGAGTAGAAGTCATACCAAAAGAAAACGTAGATATAGATAAAGCCGAGACCAGAAATAATTTAATGAGGGTATCTAGAAATAACCTTATTCTTTTTTTAGACCCTACAATATTGATAGGGAGTACTGCAAGATTATATATTCAACAAGTAGTAGAAGGTAAATTAATGAAAAAAAGCAATGAAGTCTTAGTTACTAAAAACTTGAAAATAGGACTAGTAGACTTATCCGGAAAGTTTTCTTCACTACATATGTTGTCTACTACTCGAGCCATTTCATTTATTGAACCTAAACCGTACCAAACAATCAATAATCATCCACTGTTATTCTACAATTTATACCCAGATAACTTATGGATAGATTACATACCACCAGTACTCAGAAATGCTAAATATCCAGAAAGACTTGATGCTCCGGAAAAAAGAGTGGGTCTTTCAACAACAAGACAGACATTTGTAAGAAACGTAGAAGATGAAGAATTAGAACAAATTATCTGTTCTCTTTCTCTTGACTTTTCCAGAATATCTTCTACTTACCTATATCTTGAAGATTATATAGAAGAACATACAACCATAGAACCTTATCATACTACATACAAAACTTCTGGTAAAGTATATGCTTGTAACATTACTCTTAGATATCCTAATCCTTATGAAATTCAACCTATCCTAAAAAGGCTATTCTATGGTTCTGATGCTTTCATGCATTATATGAACTACAGATTAAATCTCTATCTTTCAAATACTTATTCTGATATAATTGTAGATATTAATAGAAGACCAAGACTTTACCAGTATGGTCATGATGAAGGTTTATTTGACTTTCCTCATGATGGGGACAACTCTCTTTTTGCCGAGATGCCTCGTGTATATGATTCAATTAATCCAAAGGAGTAAAATCATGAAAACTTTACTTATTATATTTGCAATTATCTATACGGGCTTAATCTTTGGATGGTTTCTAATTTTGTGGATAAAATTAATAAAAATAAAAAGAAGAATTATAGCAACAAATGAGTGTTATGGATTACTGGAAGATTTAGATGACAAAGCATTGGAAGCTTATGAAGAATGTATAAAGAGATGAATAAAAATGAAGTGCCCAGTTTGCGAAAAGAAAATGATTAAAAAAGCAGAAGAAGATTATAAAACCTTCTGGATTTGTAGTAATGAAGATTGTTATATAATTACCATGATATTAACAACCACAAAAAAGGTAATTAAACTAGCAAATAGAAGTATTATAATTCAATCCAATGATGTTACAGACGACGTAGTTAGAGGTTTAGATGAAAATGAATAACTACGAAGATATATAGATTACGAAACTCACAAAAGGAAGACCACCAATGAAGGGTTGTTTATCTTTATTTTTACACTCTTTTATTTCCATGTTTATATCTTCTTTTCTTATTTACCTCTAATTTTTTCACTATTTCTTCTCCTATGTTTATGTTTAATCCAGTCGTTAGGTCTAATAATCTAATCATTGTGTCTGCTATTTCTTCTTTGAAGTTTTCAAAATCATAATTTCTGTATGCTTCCAGAGCTTCTGATAGTTCTGATACACATAACATCAATTTTGTTGGAATAAAGTTTTCTAACTTATTCCATGCATTTTCTGGAAAAATCCAACCATTTTCGTCATTTATTTTTCTTATTTCTTTTTCTATCTTTTCTAGTTCCATTTTTTTTCTACCTCCAGCGAGTATAGACTTAACGCTTCATCCACTCCATATCCTTGCCATTCATCATCTTTAGAAAGGTTTGGGATGTTTTCAACGTATTTTGCCTTTGTTCTCCATTGGTGTCTACATTTTAAACATATCAAGGTACTCCACTTACTCGGGTGGGGTTTCCCTTTAGGATGCTCTGAATAGCTAACATTCTTTTGACGTAGCATTACTCTATAATGACTTTTAGAACAATTATGTTTCTTTCTTTTTAACACTAATTTTCCCCCAATATTTAACACTACCTTCCATAAAGGTCTATCAGAAGGAAATTTTACTCCTATTGCTCCACTATTAAACAATCTTTCTTTTAATTCCACATCATTTATCTTTGCTTTTATTCTTACAGTGTCATTTCCAACATACATTACATCATAGACATCAAATTCATACTTTGGCATTATATTGACATACAACTGAATATATTTAAATGTTACCGTTACGTTTAAATATGGTAAATGGTATCGTTAATAAAAGGTAATAATGGAGAACAAAAAATGAAAATGAATAAAAAAGACCCTCTAACAAGAAGGATATACGAAGTTATAAGAGAACAAGAAGAAACTTCTATAGCTCAATTGTATCTCAAATTCGGAGAAGGAAGAAGAGAAGAGGTATATAACAGAGTGCTAGAGATGATTGACGATGGAGACATCTATGAGTCAAGAGAAGGAATTTTTAGGGTGATATAATGGTAGGAGTAGATAAAAGCCACGTAGAAATATTGTCTTTTGAAGATAATGGTATAGTAACAAGAACTTCTCTCCCGTGTAGAATGTGTAATTGTGACGAAGAAAGTGCTGGAGAGTTTTATTTTACTACTGGAAAGATAGTAAAAACACGAACATACGGAAAGATGTTTGAAGTTAGATGTAAAACTTGTGGAGATAGAATATTTACAAATATTAATTGAAGGTGAAAACTTGTCAAACAAATCAGCAAATGATATAGTAGAAGGAGTTGAGTGATAATGGTCATGAAAACAATGCAGCCTAAAAACAAAAGAAAAAAATTTGAGAAAAAAGACCCACTATGCATATGTGGACATATAAGAAGTCATCACAAGTTTGATGTTGTAGTTATGGATGGTTTTCCCGTCTATAAAGAAGCCATGTGCAGACATATAAACTGTGATTGTAAAGAATTTAAAGAAATAGAAGAACCAAAAATGGAGGAAAAAGAAAATGAATAAAAATGAGGGGGACGAAGAATTTATACATTCTGCTTCTGGAACTACATGGACCTCAGATACTTTTTATGATTTAACTATAACGCCCTCAAAACAAAAAGTAAGTGCGACCGTACCAGAGTGGATTAAATATATTATTTTCGAAGAAAAGGTAAATCAGCTATCTATTACACAAACAATTATCTCAAAAGATATGATAATTGACATGCTTAAAAAATACCAGAGAAAGATACATCGAAAAGAGAAAATCAAAAAGATAATCAAAAAGATAATTAAATGGTGATAAAAATGGTTAGCTTAAAAGAACTGGAAGAAAAAGACAAATTAAAAATATTAATTGAATATCTCAGAGCTCTCATCATAAAAATGGGTGGTCATCCCGTTCTTCTAGAAGAGTATGAAAATCTCCAGATGGCTCGTACAAGATACCTCAGTGTACCTACAAGTTGTTTAATTGATGGAGAAATACTCGATGAACTTGAAAAAGAAAAGAAAGAAGTCCTTTTTCCTATATCTCTCGATGAAGCAATAGAGAATCGGCTTTTTGGAACTACGCCTAAGTCTATCAAACGGATTAGACGTGAACTTAATCAATATACAAACAGAAACAAGGAACTGTTAGATGAAGAATTAGAAGCTTATGATAAGCTAAAAAATGATGATAATTTCTCAATTCCAGTTAAAATTGATATGCGACTAAAACTTATTCACAATCTATATACTAGTAGGTTGGAAACCAAACCAGAATTTGACCAAGTACTACTCCAAATAAAAGAAGATTTAGATAGCGTCATTGCTAGAACTAGGGAAAAAATGAAGAGTGAAATAAATGAAGCTTAACTTACGAGCTTATAGAGGCATAAAAGTCTATTTAATACCAACAGTAGCTTTTACATATATAGAAGACTATGGCGGAGAAACAAAATACGTTATCCGGATAGATTTCTATTTCCTAATGTTTAGGATAGTGTTTCGAGTAAGGTGGGGTAAATGGTCAATAACTTTGTGAACAGAAAAGTCTATCTGCTCTTAGCTCATGACTATGACGAGACCGTGGTTGTGGCAGTTTATAGTTCCTATAAACGAGCACATAAAAACATGATTAATTTACTCCCTAAGACTAACTATAGTCTAGCTATTCAAAGCATAAAGGTTAATGGCAAGATAGAAGAACAAATCTCGGACTATATTAAACCCATAGAAATGAGAGAGGTTTATTGTTGGGAAACAGAAACTGAATCCGAAATTGAATGTCCCAAATTCGAAGATGAAAAAGTGAAACAAAATGAATGATAGTAAAGATGTTAGAGACAATTTTATACGTTCTATCAACAGTCATACAGAAAAATGGGGTAAGCCCCCTAAATATGTTGTTGTTGATATATATACCTATTATGAATTGTTAAAACAGTTTTCAGATGTACCAGTCTGGAAGGTACTTGATAGTAAAGCAAAATACAAGATAGCTGGAGTAACTCTTCTTGACCCAGATGAAGTTATGGTTTTCCAGACGGAAGACGTAAAGGAGAAAGATATCAATGAACCAATATGTTAGTAGTATGCTTAAGAGTATGTGTTATAGTGAACTACACGATTTATTCGTACGTTCTAATAAACCCGCCAAGGAGATATCGGAAAGCTATGCTGCTTTTCATCATCTAAAAAGCGTCATGGGCGAAGAAATGCAGAAAGACCACTTATTTCTCCATATTGGTGATGGAAAATATTGTCGTACTGCTGCTCTTTTTACTCTCATGTTAGGTATAAAAAGCACCTCTAAAAATATGTCTATTGACCCTAATATAAACGCAGAGTTCATGAAAGAATGGGGGGAAGGTCCCAAATGGGGTGAAACAAAAAGAATTAAAAATTTTACTTATCTCCCTCACAAATGGCAAGATGTTGATTGGAATGAAAAAACTCCCCGTCAACCTTATTCTTATGTTCTTGTTCATGCTCATGTAAACCTTCGAGAAATGATTGACAAGATAGGTTTTAACGGTTGGTCATATATTTATAGTAACCCTTGCTGTAATATCTCCAATCAAATCTTAAGTCTTACCTACTGCGAAAGGCACCACATAGACATCTTGAAATGTGGTGCTGACCACAACATTATTTCTCCCAAGAACATGGTCTTTGTTTATCGTAATAATCTTATTCTGGAGCGTTGGTAACATGCCTAAATATGGTTTCGGTAAAATTCGAACTTTTAAAGGTAAAACCTTTGTTTTATACAAAAAATATCGTATCGATATAATCATACGAGATTTAACCTCTGTTCACAATGATATTGACCAACTCAAAGATACTCACAACTATCGTCTTCTTAAGGGAAATTACGTTGTTTGGAGTTGCCCCCCTTATGAACATTACTACCTTTATATCCGCCCCAAAGAACCAAGACTTAAAATAAGGTGGGAAGAATACCATTTTTCAGTTCCCATGTCTGCTACATTCATAGATTATTATAATAGAATTTTCTGGAGTAATTCTACTCCTTTATATAAAGAGGTTAATGAAAATGAATGACAAGATAATACTAGATGATGAAATTATCGACTTGATTAAACCAGCTATATCATCTTATCTGGAAAATAAGCTTATTGGTCTACTTGAAGAAGACGACATTAAAAAACTGGCAGATGACGTAATATATCTAATTAAAAAAGTATCAGCAGAAGCATCAAAAGGATATTATAAAAACTATCAAGGAGATATCAAAATGAATGAAACAAAAAAAGAAAACAAAAGTTTGTATATGTTAAGTGACAGAACACTGGTTAGGTTTTTTAAAAAGAGAATTCTTATTTTAAGTGTTTCTGAAGAAAAAATTGAAAAGGTTTATCTATCTTATGACGAAGTGTGGAAACTGTTCGAGATAGTAGGAAGCCTAAACGAATCTGGATGGAGCGAACCTCGATGAAAGAACAAACAATTGAACTAGTAGATAAGGTGTGTAAGAACCTTTTTGACTACAATAAGAATCTCAATGAATATGCTAAGAAACATGGCATCATTTCTCCTTTGTTAGGTATTGAGATGGGAAAAGAAGAGAGAAGGAAAATGAAGAAAGAGATAGAGGAAGTGATTGATAAAATTCATTCTTCTATAAGGGATGCTCAATTCTACTCTCTTGAGCTGGGAGAGATACCTCTCACTCACGATGATGATAAAAGAGCTATCTACAACCTTTTTACTAATGAGAATATTAATCTCTTTGGTCAGTTCTTTCATCCTCATAAAGAAAAAGAGAAAATAATTAAATATCCTACAGACAGCCATTATTATGAAAATACTTGCTACAAACGACACAAGATTTCCCATGGTTATCGTACCATTAAAAAAGATGTTATCGAGTTAGCCGAAGAGACTAAATTTTTTGAAGGCTTTAATGGTATTTTTATCATGATTCCCCCCTTTGATAGGGACGCCTTTGCCCAGATAGGTTTCAACTTCTATCTTCATCGTGAAGGCTATCCTCGTGACCGTTCTATCCTTTTACCTTTCTCCATTCTCCCTCTTGCCACCCGTTACCGTCTCCTCTTCTACAACGAGCCCAACCTTCTCCAATTGCTCAATGATGCCATCTTCTCTTCTGTTCAAGAAGTTGGCAACTATGTTTGGGAGGACTACTCATGAGCGGGGGTAAAGCTTGTATCTGTGAGGGTCCTTTCAAAGAGAAATCCCAGAACTGGGTTATTTGCCACTACCGACACAATCACTCCTATTTCAACGCTGGTCCCCGAGGTTCTTGGCACCCCTCTGACTATTCTTCTGTCCACTGTAAGAAGTGCGGCCATTACTGGCGTACCAAAGCCAAGTATGTCGATAATTTGCCCCTCGAGGACTGGTGATTACATGAAAATCAAAGACTCTGATAAAAATGAATTACTTGACAAAGTTGTCGAGCATTTCAAGGATGTACCCCCTTCTCCCCGTGTGGTCTACCGCCAAGCTTGGGTCTGTATCAACTGCTATACTGAACCCGACCCTAAACATTTGAACTCTGACCTTCTCTGTCCTATCTGCGGAAAGTCTTTAACTCTCCGCATAGTAACTTCCGCACGGTAAATTTTTACAAAACGGTTGAGTGACCAAGTGACATATAAGGCTCCTCTCATTCGTCTGGAGCCTCTCCGAAACAAAAATCCCGTCCCTCAAAAACCTTAACAAAAAGAGATAAAGAGAGCGTTTAAACGTATTTACGCCACTCTGGTAATTGTTCATCCATCCATTGATACATTTCATTATCTGTATGATGGATGAAGTATGTTGAACTATTATTCAATAAATCACTAATTGCTATCTTCATCGCTCTTAACTGATTAGAACGTTCCTTCTCTGTTAGTTTATTTGACAGCTTATTCTTGCAAGTGTTATATTTCTTTGCTAATTGGTTTTTCCTCATTCCCGTTTGAGCTAGACCCCCTAACAATAGGGACATGGTAGCAATGGGTTCGGTTATACCATCGAAGCGAATAGTTAAACCTAACTCTCTGCTCCTCTGAAACCACATAAGCAGAGCAGAAGCAGAAGCGTTATTTCTTGCCAATCTAGACAAGTCTAATTGACCCAATTCAAGAACTAATAGATTAACAGACCTATTAATCAACAGTTCTGTTACATCAAATAGAAAGTCTGTTAGTTCATCAATCTTAAACTGTTTTATTCTTGAGAATATCCCAAAGATGAAAGATTTGCCTATTTGACCCTTCTTAATTGACTTTTTAGCTACTTCAACGTCAGAGAATATAGCATATTGTAGTTTAGTCACTTTATCTTTAATATTCAACCCGTAAATCCCAAAACTGTTAAGGGTACGGGGTTTTGTAGCCTTATAGACCTTTGGCTTTGGTTTTCCCTTCATAATCTTTACCTCTACCTCCTCAACTTCAGTTAGTGATAGGTAGATGTCATTTAGCTTCATATTTTTGTAATATTCTCCTTTTAAGGCTTGGTACGTTTCCCTCCAGAGCGTTTTAAACTCTGTTGCCTTTAACAATCTCTCTAATCTTCCCTTGCTTAAAGCTCTTTCTCCTTGAACGGTGAGGTCAAGGCTCTCAAACCTTACCCCTAGCTTATAGTTAGGGGCTATGAAGACTATAACTTGTTTTTCTTCGTCTTCTCCTATAACTCTTAAATCCTTGTTCAGCATTTCAAACACAACCTAATATATAAAAGTGTTAAAAGTATTTAAATGTGTCGTAAGGAAACAAGGAAACAAAATTCTATCATGATAGGGCTTTGTTTCCTTGTTTCCTTATGCATTACATATATATACATTACATATATATACTCTTTAGAATGTAATTCAAGAAAAAAGAGTTTTTGTTTTTTTTTATTTAGTATAAGATGTAAGATGTAAATGGAGTTAGAAAATAAAGCCTTTGTTCAAAATCATCCTAAAAAAAATTAAAACTCTCGCTCATAAACAGCGAGAGTTTTATTCGATAAATCATAGAAATATAGTTGCTCTTCATAGACATCATTTGTTTCGTCGTAGATTTTACGATAAATTAAGACTGAAGTCTCAAAATTCTTGAAACGAACAGTCTCTACTGTCGTAGGTATGCTTGAAGTAGATATAGTTTCTATTTCACAATTACCCGCTAACACAGTGTAGCGGTCTGTTCTGAAGTACAAACTTCCAACGCCATATTCGAGTGTGATATCGAACTCGAATATATTATCCTCCTCATAAAGAAGAGCCCAAATTTTTTGTTTTTTGTTCATTTTAATATCCTCTTTTATTTGTTCACGGGTTTTACTCTATAATCTGGTAATTTATTTACGAAATGCTTAAAAGCATAGCTCTGAATGTTGTAAATCTCATCTAAACACTTTTGTGCTGAATGAAATGCTGAATGAAAGGGTATTCCATTCTTTTCAATGTACAGAATACCGTTTTCAATTCTAGCTCTGTACTCGTCGTAGTCTAAAAGACTAAAGAAAATATTAATTATATTCTGGTCTGTTCTAGACCAACCCTTACATGACATGACTTCACGTTTTGTGTGATTTAAAGTTAAGATTTCAGTACTAAAGTGTTGAATAGACACGATTGTGTCGTCGCCACATTCATAGATTGTAACTACAGCGTCAGTTTGTGCCATTTTTATACCTCTCCTTTATATAGTTCTTGTATTCTTCTTCTTGCTTCTCTTCATATTCTTTCCATTCAACAGTTTTGTGTAGTAAGTCTATGAGTGATATAAATTCACTATGTCGTTCTCCTCTATCTGTTATTACTAAATAAACTCGTGATTGGGGTCTTTTAGCGATATCAAGATTAACATAGACGTCCCATCCTCTACGTCTCAAATAAGAGATATTTTCTCTTATTGATTGTCTCAAAATTTCAGTTTTACTTTTTTTCACTTATCTCACCTTTTATTACTTTTGTTATCTATTGACACTTTCTTGCAAAACTATTTAAATATAACGCATAAGGAAACAAGGAAACAGTTTCCTTTCATAAAACCCCTTTGTTTCCTTGTTTCCTTGCACTAAATCGATAAAAAAAGATTAAAAACTATAAGATGTTTTTCAGATGTCTTTGTAGGGGTGTCCTACTGCACTTTTACAGCTAGAACAAATAAGCTGTACTGTCAAAATACCGTCGCTATCACAATCTAGTGTTATCAAGTAGCTGTTACTGTCGTCTCTCTCGTCTTCCTCAATCTTACAATATTCACATTCACAAAAATGTCTTACTTCACTCTCAAACTCAATGTTGTACATCCCATGAGTTTCAGCGTTGTATTTAGCTCTTATCTTTCTTACTTCATCAGCTTGCTCTCTTGTTATTCTTTGAATATTGTAACAATTAGGACAAAAGACTGCATTGTAGAAAAGACTTACTTCCATTTTGCTACTGCACTTTTTACATCTCATTCTTGTATCACTCTCTTATAGCTATCAGAAACTAAAGCTCCGCATGTTTGGCATTCGTAAGCATCGAATGCAGTAGTGTAACAGTTATGTTTAACGGCAATAGCCATAATCCCATTTTTAGCGGGATACATTGGAACACCACAACGTAAGCACAATGGGGGACAATGTCTTGGTATATTTGAAACCTTAATAGTTCTCAAGCTGTTCCATACTACTTTGTACATTGGAAATGTCCCTTTACTCTTATCTGGATACTTCTCTTCATCCATGTACTTATTAGTCTCTGTTATTATCTCTCTGAATATCTCATCGAATTTTCGGCTTCTCTCGTTACTATCTTCGATTTTTAACAATTTAATGTTTTCTTTACAGAATATTCTTATTTCGTTCATTCTTATTCCTCCTTTAGTGTAGATGAAAAAAAAGGTTAAAAAGTTACTTTGTAACCGTGTTGATTACTTCTAATGTAACTTTTATCTCCGCTGGAACTTGTTTAAAAGCGTTCTTCCTAACGTATAGTCCTCCTACTACTGTAGGTTTCCCGCTTCTTATTTGTTCTTGATATCTGTAACAGTTTGTACTTTCTTTTTCTATCTTAATGAAAGTCAAAACTTGTTTTTCGGTCTTTGGTGTTGTGCTCATTTCTTTCCACCTAATTAATTAGCCTATTAATATATATATAAATATATCTCGTAAGGAAACAAGGAAACTGTTTCCTTTCATGATTTCTTTTTGCGTCCTTGTTCCCTTAATTCCACCCCCTCTTCCTTATCTTGACCATAAGATGTTAAATATTAGGTAGAGCCTTTCTACTGCCCGACAAATTCTTTTTTTCTTGCGTCCTAAAGTCGAAAAATACCTTACGTCAGCCTTGTTTCACTTCAACTTAATGACAAGTGTGTATCAGTCAGCCTATTTTCTTTCTTTTGTACTACTTCCTACTTTTTTTCTTTAGATGTGTAAATTTACTAAACACCGATTTTCACAGACATGAGTTTAAAGGCTTGAGAACACTGACCGGTATATTCACAAGCGACGTAGTACAACTCTCTTGTAATACCATCTTAACATTTCTATCATCTTCAAACTTCATCCATAAGATGTAAGATAGTAAGACGATAAGCTTACAAGCGTTTCGCTATTCTTGTACTACTTCATCTTCAAAACCTTCGATAACCCCACTATACTATATATATAGTGGCACTATCGAAAGCTTTGGAAACGACAAAAGGGGTTTGAGCCGGAGAGGAGACAGAATAAGAAATTAAAATCGACAAAAGTCAAGAGAGGACAGAAAAACAGCGTTAGAAAGAAAAAAGGAAAAAGAAGAAAAGAGAACTAAAGATAAAGACACTTGAGGGATATCAAGAAACAGTTATCATTTAACTGATACTGAAATAATCCTCTTCATCTTCGTCTTCATCAGAAAAGTCTATGTCAGCCCAATGCATACATGCTCTCAAGAGATGATTGTAATCGCCCATTTTAGCGTATTTGTAGAATTCTTTTTCTTGGGTAATGTAACCTTCTCTATACTCGGGGTACTGGTGCCTTTGCCTTTTAATGGCATTAGCAACAATGCCCATAAGATTAAAGGCATTGCTATTGACACCAGTAAAACTAACAGAGGGTTTATCGTACCATTCGGGTAGTTCTGGAAATTCGATTTGCTGTTCAGTCATTTTAAATCCTCCTTAATCTTCTTTTTGTAACTTTCGCAGTACATCCCATCTCTCGGTATATTTCTGATAGTGACTTTCTTTTTGGAGCAATAAAGCTCCATCTCGTCGAAATATTTGCAGTCTTCTTCATGGCAATACATTGTCCTTCTGAAAAAGTATATAGGTATTTTACGTTTCTCTCCTTTCTTCATTCGTAACGTACCTCCTTGTTTTTCTCTCGTTCTATGGCATAAAGGGAAGCCATGAATTCAACACCGTTGAAAGTGTGTCGAGAATTGCCAAGCATAACGAGTTTGTAGTTTTTAAGAGCATAAGAGAAGCCAATGAGTAGATTAGTAACAGCAAGACGCAATGAAACTTCATCATCATGTCTATAAAGCAGAACAAACTCGGGAACTATGGTAAAAGCATGTCTGGTATGAGCATGAGAAGTACGGTAACTATAATGTTCAGTATAGCGTCGAACTACCCTCTCTTGTAAAATAATTGCTGGTTCAAGTTCAAACATCTTACGTAAGCGTCGAATAACAAAACAAAGAGAAGGGGGCAAAAACTGGTCAATGACATGCCAATAATAGTAATCATCTGCATCTGTAATAGGCAAACTCTTCATGGCTTCAAGGTAAGGAATATCATACTCGGCATAAGAGCCATAGCCTTCTTTTTGGAGCTTATCAAAGGGTGTTCTAAACTTTGTAGGTTGCCAATTTACTAAAATTCCCGTATATCTATGAGGATAGAAGGAAGGGAGAATGTAAGTATCACTTTTAGTCATCAATATCTACCTTCCTCCACCTTTATGCTAAAATCATATGTTGAATATTTTGAGTTTAGTAACAGAACAGCAAAGAAAAAGACGACAGCCGTTTCAAAGGAGCATTTGCCAAGTAAATATAGGACTGGAATAAGGATAATTGCTACTAGAGTCGTTATACCTATAACAAAAGTGATGCAATTAATACGATATTGGAGAAGCTTTATTCTATACCAGTGTTCTTCAGTCATTAGAGCTCTACCTCTACATGCTTACGAACTTCTTTAATGGCTTCGTCGTACTGTTTTCGTAATTCAACAAGACGGGTCTTAATCTCGTTTTTCTTTTCAGTCAGTGTATCAAATCTAGATGGATTAGAATTAATCCAAACAGATTGACCCTTATGCAAAGTTGCTTCTTGGTCGATATAGACGATTTCATCTATTTCTTTATCGACCCTTCCCAAGCTTGCTATAGCTTGGCTGATTTGCTCTTTAATATCTTGTAAGACCTTAAGAGCTTCTTCATATTCTTCATTTACTTTATTCATTTTTCTTTTCCTCCATTGATGAAGAGTTTATTTAGAGCGTTAAGGAAATCCCTTTCATTCTCATTGAGGAGTGAGCTTTTGATGTCTCCATAAGGATAATCTTTAAGCACCCTTGCAATTTTCTCTATTAGAAGGATTGCTTTATCCTTATGTTCAATAGGTACATAGTGACTTGATAGAATGCTGAAGAGATTACTAGTACGCATAATAACAATGAAATAAGGTATGCCTTCGGATTTTAGCCCTTTGGCTAACAAATCAGCGAAGTTTTTATTGAACTCTGCTGTACTATCACCCCATAGATGACACATATATTGTATCTCTGCTACCAGCTTTGTATTTTCAACTTCATAGTTTCCTCTCAAGGCATCAGTTTTAATGTAGGATACATGTTTGCAGATATCAAGTATCCAGTCTTGATATATTCCAATTGCTGGTTGCCAAAAAAGATTATCTTGAGGGTCTCTTTCTTCTCCTACAATCTCAACGTTTCGATAAGCAATATCCCATAGTATAGGGTCATCATAGATAACTTTTAATTTCAGATTGTTGTGATAACCTAAAATCTGAACTGGACACTCATTCAACCTTTCGTAACAACCATAGCACAATCTTCCTTCTTTGCCTTCTATATGTGAGAATTCACATCCATCAACGTATTGTGCTTCTTGTGCATAGTCGTCGAAATCTTGGGTTTCTCCGTTTTCATCATCATATTCTATTATAGCATTACAGCTAACACAACGATTAAGCCTTTCTTCTTCTATCAGAGTGATTTTAAAGATAGTGTCTTGGTCATGTTCAATATCGTAAGAAAGGAGCTCTAATGTCATAATTCCCAAGTCATGGATGTTTGAAACTGGTACTGGTATAAGTTCATAGTAATCTAAATGATATTGCTTTATTAGGGTATCTAATGAGATATGACCTTGAGTTTCAAAGAAACTCTTTTTTAGGTCATCATACATCTCATTTATACGCCAGTTTAAAGTTATCATCCTTATTCCCATCCAAAACTTATGTCAAGAGCGTGTAGCCCTATCATTATCTTGCCTTCATGTGTATCATAGCCAAAGAACTCTCTACACCAAAACTTTCTTGTTTTTCTATCTTTGAATAAATAGCGTATGAATTCTCTTTGTTCGAATTTATGTCCAATGATGGATATGAAAGTTTCTTCATCTAGAAGGTCAGAAATAGTAAGGTCAAGACGGTTAATTAAATCACTTGAATAAGTACGATAATAATTCTTTCTACTCTCACTTCCACAATTAAACCCGTAAGTAGCTAGGCAGAAGCTAGCCAATGGTATGTTTTTAACATGGAATTCTTTAGGGAGCTTCTGAATGAATTGCTTATATGCTTGGGTCTGTTTTAGTTTCTTTATTTTGGTTCTATTGACTTTGTAAGTTTCAAGCTTCTGAATAATTTTTCTGATTTTACTCATTTGTTATTCCTCCTTTTGGGATTTCCCCATAATAATCTAGCAATAATTTCTGCTATTCCTCTTGTTGTCTCGATTTTTCCAGTATGCTTTATGACATGGTATCCATTACATTCTCTGCATTGTGTCTTGGGTATCCATTCATTGGTTAAATAGACTGTATCAGCATCTACTATCTTGTCACAATCCCAACAGTAATGAGATTGAGGTAGTAATTTAAATCGGTGTTTAACTTCCATAATCATTGCACTTTCTCTTTTTTCTCCTTTGTTCTTCTCCTCCTTTGTTCTTCTATCTCTTAATTTTTCCCATAGTGTGCGATGGTTGATATTGAAGAACTGTCCAAAGACTTGAACGTTTAGGAGCCATATTAGCTCTTGTACTTCGATTGTGTCTTTAATATCAGTGAGATTGTTAGTCTCATGTTTTTCTAGAACTTCAGTTAGCCTATTTAGAATTGCTCTACTATTGACTGGTAAAGCGTTTGAGTAGATAGTTTGTTCAATTTTCATCTTTCTATCACTTCCCATCCGAGAACCCAAGCAATGACATAAGCAGTCATTCTGTATTGTATTCCTCCTAGGAGGAGGTAAAATTGTAAGAAACGTCCTCCTCCTTCGACTCTGCTGATTTGTTCATTTGCACACTCTTGTAATTCTTGGTACTCATTGACCAATTGCTCTAGTTGTTCATGAGATTGAATTACAATAGGATTGCCTACATTGGTAAAAACGCTTTCTGAGCTGATAACGCTATAAGGTCGGTCTGGTACATCTTCTTCAAAGGTTCTTTGGCTTCTTTCTTTCCATTGTGCTATAAGTGTCATTTTAAAGTCTCCTCAAAGATATTTTTGCCATATTTGTATTCTAATGAGTTTTTGTGCAAAGGTAACGGGTCTAGCTTTTCGAGAATGGGTTTGACTTCCTCACGGCTGAATGGAACTACAATTTCTTGTGCATGTAGTTCTTTTTCATGGTTATAATTAGGTTCAGAAGCCCAATCGGCATAGATGAGCCATCCTAAACAATTAGACCAGCATAAAACTGAATAATCTCCAGAAGGGAATTTCTCTGTTCTAACTCCGTAACGAGTACGGGTGGCTATTATGGAATTTATTGACTGAACTATGTCTGCCAATAGTATTCCTCCTTTTTATTTGTGATTGTTTTTTTGGTCATTTTCAATCAGCCACAATTCTCAAAGGGTTTTTTAAAGATTTAGTGTAAGGAAACAAGGACACAAGGAAACAAGGACACAAAATTTAAATACTTTTGTTGTCTCTAAATATTGGGAGCATCTCACGCTTTCATACACAACCTAAAATTCCATTTTAGAGGTGCTCTCTCTTCTTTTTATATAAATAAGATGTTAGATATTTGATGGTAACGTAAAAAAGAAAAATCCCCAGAGGCGAAAAGGCTTCGCTTTTGCGAAGATAGATAGTTTTTGGGGCACGACAATGACGCCTCTGGGGGAACGTGATTAATCTATGCCAAGTTTCTTCTTGATTTTATCTATCTTTGTTTGTAATATTCTACACTTCTCTTTGGCATTTTTATATTTGAGATATGCATATGGAGGAGTTGGCTGTCTATCGCACCAATCATAACTAGCTAGCTGGTATCGAAGCTTGCTCTCTTCATACTCTATTTGTAATTTAGACAATTTTCGTCGCAGAAAATATTTAGTCCAAATCATTTTCATTCACCATCATTCTTGTAACTTCTGTAGTCTTTTTTTATTACTTCAAAATTTGAGATTTGACCTTGCAAGAATTTGCTTTCTTTAGGTTCTAATCCCGCTTTTAGAGTTTCATAAACTATCGTATCTACTTCTGCTGGTGTGAGATTTTTTGGGATTGTAACTTCTGCTACATGTTCATAATAGCCATTCTCTGTCCATAGAACAGTTACTTTCTCGGTCTTTTTTTCTTGGTTCATGATTTGTGCTCCTTCAACATTTTCTCATAGCATTCAATGTGGTAATATTCTACTTTTCCTACATAGTCCTCAAATCCTCCTTCGAGCTCATTAGAGAAAGCTACATCCATGACTACTATGCCATAGGTTGTTTTTCTCTCCTTATTTAGATTTTTACCACATATTTTACATGGATAGTTCCATGTTATGGCTTCTATATTTGTAGAAGCTACTTCATTTATCGGTTTTTTGTCGTTCATTTTTCTTCATCTCCTTTTCTATCTCTTTTGAAATATTTTTATAGAAACATTCTTCATCGTAGTAATATGGATAGTTTAGGTCGAGAGGTATCTCTGATATATCTGGTAGGTTCTCACTATCGTATTTTGCTATCCATTCATATACTATCATTGCTTCTTCTCCTTCTTTTATTGGCTTCCCGCATTTTCTACATTCTTTCATTTTTCTTCACCTTCTTCTCTATCTCTTTTGAAATATTGTTTGAAGATAACTCTCTCTTTACCGTCACAAGGTAGTTGTCCTATCCCGTCGATAAATCCTCCAGATACTGTTTTATATATCATTACAGCTTTGCCTTTTAGCTCATGGAATTCTTCAACATCGAACATTCGCATAATATCGGTAACTAGCTTCATTCCATAGGGAGATACTATTCTCTCTATAAATTTCCCTCTTTCATCTTTTATTGGTTCGCAGAGTATCAAACTTATTCCTTGTGCTCCTATCTCCAAGTCAAACACTATATGCATCGTGAAAAATTTTTCTAGTGATAATGAGACTTCAGTTATTCGGGCGATTTCTTTCCAAAAACCTTTCGAACCGCCCAGTGTTCTCTCTTTATTTAAATCCATGATAGTCTGTATATCCACATTAAAAATCTCTTCATGTCGTTGATTTATGACCTCTTTCTGGTCATTTTTTCTTTCATTATTAGTCATCTTTTTTACCTTCTTTTTCTACTGGGACATAGCAACGAGCTGTTAAGGTCAAATCTGGTTCAATATACATTTGATATATTTGTAGATTATCTAATTCCCATTCTGTTATTTGTCCTTCTTCAATTTCTGTTCTGATAAGTCCTTTTATCAAATTCAGTAAAGCAACAGATAGTTTGATATACTTTGTATTTGGTGTTTTGCAACGAAGACAATGATAATCATTTTCCATCTTGAAGAGTAGTGCTCCGCATAATAGGCAACTTTTTCTTTCTTCTATTAGATTATTCATTATTATTCACATTCCATTCTGCGAGTGACTTTGTTAGTTGGGGGCTTCTCGTTTGGTTCTTCATCTTGGTACAGCTCAATTCTCTTATCGGTCATTATGGGTATTTTTATATACTTCATTGTTCTTTCCTCTTTTTGTCGAGTTTCCAATCAACAAAAGCCATATCTATAGCGGTGTCTATATCAGTATCCTTACCAGAAGTGTTAAATACTTTGGCTACATAGTTTTCGATATAATATAATATATCAACTTGTTCTTTTGTCCTTTTATTCTCTGGGGTTTCACAAGCATTTATATAATCATTGAAGTGTTTAATTTTCTCTTCTTCTCTTCTTATTGTTTCATCTGTTATTGCGAAGTCTCTTTCTTCACCTTCATTGCGTTTGATTGCTTGTTTAAGCCATTCCATACTGCCATCTCTAATTCGTATTATATCATAATACAAATCTCTCGTTGTATAACAATATGAATATAATTCTTCATTTTTTTCTTCATTGTCGGTCATGTTGATTTAACATGTACTACTATATTTTTAAACATTTTGGTCATATTCAAAGGTTGAAAAAAAAAGAAGGTTAAGATATAGATGTGAGATATCTTAAGCATTGAATATATGAGAAACGAAGTATCCTTCTTCTGACCACTGTAGGACATAAATTCTTGTACCTTTTTTGATTTCTGCATTAGCACAAGCCATATCATATTCATGTTCATCTTTATCGAAGTACCTTGTTATTTGTCCATTCCACTCTATTGTGCTGAACCATTTTCCAGCCCAACTATCGTTTGCTCCTATAAGTTTTCTATATTCTTTGTCTATTTCCCAAGCTAGTTCAACAGCTTTTCTATATATACTTCCTCCATACATATATCCATAATCAGTAGTTTGTATTGAACTTGTGGCTACATCTCCATACTCGTTGGTTGGTTCTACTTCTATCCAGTCATACGTTTTATCATATCTCACTATATATCTATAACCTTTTATTCTTGTTTCTGTCTCTTTTCCATCGTAGAGACATGCAAGTATTCTTCTTATTGTTCTTTTATCAGCCATTTTAAGTCACTGTATTTACATGTATTTACATGTATTTAAATGTTTTGGAAAACATAAAAAAAAATAAAAAATTAGATTGAAGTAGGTTCGATAAGGACAATAATGATACTCCAATATCCTTCTGGGGCATCATCAAGAATATCAACGCTGATTAAGTCCATGGTATAGTCTTTTGCTATCTTATTAGCTGTTTCCATGAGATAGTAAGCTGATAGCTGGTTGAGTGAGTGTTTATCTGGGAATAACTTGGGAATGAGGCTCTTGATAACGATAGCTTGTTCTACGCTTTCATGTCTTATAACATAAGTTTGTTTAGCCTTCATTTTCCTAGTCATTATGTCGGCAATATCTCTTTTCATAGTTGAACTAATGCGTCTCATTTTCACATCCTCTTTTAATCATTTTAAGTGCTTCTTTGCATCGTTCTGCCTCGTTTTGAACTTTTTTCTCTATTTTAGAAAAAATATCTGAAAGTCTAGTGGCTAACCATAAGGCTTGTTCTTTGCTTATTCTCCTCCTCATTGGTGTAGCTACATTTATTTCATTTCCAAATGGTACTTTTACGTTGATATATCTTCCATCTAATAGCCAGTAAGTGTTACCATCTAGATGGTCTCTCACTAGCCTTATATCGTGGTCATCGTATTCTATGTCAAAATTGGGTTCAATAGCATCTGCTAACCAATCGAATAGGTCAATGATAGTTTGGTCTAATTTTTGGGATATTCTGGTTCGTCCCGTGGCAGCTTGGTTGAGCATGTAAATACGTTCTTTGGTTAATCGTTTCATATTTTGACCTCCTCCAATATTTTGCTATTATAGCCATTTTTTGCATTTATTTCATCCATTGCATTATTGTATGATATATAGTTGAATTCTATACATATCCAAGCTAGTTTCTTTTGGTTTAGACCATTTTGTCTTTGTTCTTCGGGTTGTAATACTTGATTGCCCCATTCACCTAGTTTTCCAAGATTGTAAGAAATTTCTTCGAGAATAGCATATTCGTCGCTATGAGTGTCAAAGTAAGTGATGATTTCGTCTAATTCATACAATATGTTTTCCCAATCTTCTGGATGAATAAATGGTCTTCTCGTTGCTTTATCTCTAAACTCTTGAAGGTAGTCTCTGCATTTGGATGAAAATTCTCCATCTGTTAATTCATCTCTTGTCCATTGTTGGTAGAAAGGATGGATGTAGATTATATATTGCCAATCACTCATCTTCTTCCTCCTCCCAGCATTGTTCTTCTAACCATCGAGTTACTACTATATCTCTTGGAATGGCTTCTCCTTTAAGTACCTTTATTATTTCTTCTGTGTTTATTATTGTTCCTTGAGTGCATTTGCATGTAGCACATATTAGTTCTACTGCTACCCCATTGGCAAAGCTTATAATTCGATTGATATGAGGTTTGTGTCTGTTTTCACTTGCCATTTGGTATCTCCTCATCTGGTGTTAATGTAAAGATATCTTGTTTTTCATAGAGTTTTCTTAACTCTTGGTATTCCTCTTTTGTTAAATACATATCTGCCAAGAAACTAAAACCTTCTACTCTTTGTATTCTTTCAAAGACTAGCTGTTCTAATTGTTCTATTCGACTTGGATACTGTTTCCTTATTCCTTCGTAAGCTTCTATCGCTAAAATTTTGTCGTATAATTCTCTCTTTGTTCTTCCGTGAAGGAAACAGTCATTGTTAGCATCATATTTAAGAATATCAAATCTGTATCCATCTGTTATGAGTATTAGTTTTACCCCAATCATTTCTTGTAGCTTTCTTGTTCGTTCTAATAACATCTTTCTTGTTATTCCATTCATGTTAATCATTCCCTTTCATTATTTCGATGTATAGAAACAGTTGAGGTATAGGCTTTTTTGAATATTCATCCCATCTATTATCTAAAAACCAACCAACCTCGCTCTCGTTGAACTGTAATAATGAACCTCTTATATCTTTCTTGAGTAGCTCGTAGAATTTTTCTTCAAAATTCTTTATTAAGTCAAATAGTTCTTCTTTGGTTGATTGCATTTGCCCAGTTTCTGCATAAGCCTCCGCATAGAAATAGTCTTCCATTTCTATTAGTTCCATCTTTTCAATGTTTGACTCCATTTCAGTCATCACCTATTTCATATTTAACGGCTGAATTTGATAGTATTTCTATCAGAAGGTATGTAGCCTCTTCATAGTTTTCTACTTCCCATTCATTGATGGTTTTCCATTTGTCATTATCTCTTTCTAATGCTTTGATAATCATTTGTTTTCACTTCTTTTCGATTTCTCGGTCATTCTGATTTCATCTCTTCTAATTTTTCGGTTATTTCTTTCTCTATTTTTGGTAACCTTGTTTTTATGGTATTATATTCTCTCATAAGTGATACTATGAGCGGGTCTGAAGTATCTATTTTCCCCCATCCGTTATCTCTACTTGCTTTAACTCTTCGTAAAAATCCATGTATTTTTTGATGACAAGCGTGGCATAGTATTTGGCATTGTTTCATTTCTTTCTCTATTTCTTCTATTTCTTTTCCTTTTACTATCATTGTAGCAATGTTATTTTCTTCATCATATCTTGGTATTGGGTGATGTAATAAAAGTTTCTTGGTATAGCTACCACAAAATAGACAATTTTTTCCTTTTTTGAACTCCTTAAGGAGTTCTAATGACACTTTTCTTTTTAAAACACTTTTGCTTATCTCGGTCATGTAATCTTACATTGTTTTTAACATATTTAAATGTTACGAGACATCACAAAATTTTTATTTAAACTTGTTTGGTTTTTGTAATATAAAATTGGCGTCTTTTATAGTTTCAGCCGTCGAAATGTTTAAATGTGACAAAAGAGATTTTAGAATAATGACTGAATTAGAATTTTGTAGTATAGAAAACCGACTTACAGATAATGGGATAGGGTGTCTGAAAGAGGCTCGATTTGCTCTGGCTATTGGATTGGACGGAGTAATAAAGTTTTTACCTATACAAGAGATGGGAGTTATTGCAAACAATTATATTCCCTTATGTGAAAAACATAAAAAGGAAATACAACAAGTCATCAAAAATATAAAAGAAAAAGAGAGAGAAAATGAACGTCTCAAGAACATCAAAGCTAATCATAAAAGAACATAAGATTGTAATGATAGTAGGAAATATGTATCCCACGTCCCAGAAGATACTTACTGGGTTACATCTTCTAGCTAGGAGGTTTGGGCAAGGTAATCATCCCTCATATGTCATTGCCTATATGGTACCCAATAGAATTAAGACCGAGTTTGTTTGGGAGAAAATACCTAGCCATTTTTCTTCCAAGGATAAGATGTTAGATATACAGCGAGCTTGTGGGAGAAAACCCTCATTTAAAAGAATATGGTTTAACAAAAAGAAGAATAAGATGATATGTTACATTGAATTTAATACTTGTGAAAACGCTAAACTTTTAGATATCTATTTTGTTGAGCCCGAAGAATATTTCGACGGTTTGCGTAGTTATCAAACAAGATAATTGTTTTATACCGAAATGTTTAAATGTATTTAAAGATAAAGTAGTACATGATGAAAATGACCGATAAAGATATTTTTTCGAGATATCTTCACCCAACAAGGTCTCAACACATTTTGTTGGGAAATAAGGAGAAATTAAGTGTGGGGGAAGTGGCTAGTCTCTTAGGGAAATCGGAAAATAGAATTAGACAGATGATTAATGATGGGGAGTTATTAGCAGATAAAGTAGGTAGAAGATGGGAGGTTTATTCTTTTCCTCTTCTTGAAAAACTATCATCTTTTAAAAGACTGTTAAGAAAAGCCAAGATTGGAAGATTAAACTCAGAGTATTATAGCAATATGTGGTATGCTAAAATGGATGAAACCTTCATTGAATATTTCATCTTTGATGATTTAGGAGATTCTGTTGAAAGAGTAATAAAGATTCATTATCTACGAATTAATGAGGCTAATGTTTCTGCTCAGTATATAGTTCCTTATTGTTCTATGACTATCACTTATAGTCAAGGAATTCCTATTGTTTATACTATGAGTCAGAGGTGGAATGTAGACAATAGATTTGATAATTATCCCAATAAGCTTATCAGTCCTAAATGGATGTTGTTAAGTTATTATTTGATAAATGTGTACTTGATGTCTGAAGGTGAGAAACATGCCAATTGTGATAGTAAAAGGTGAAGGAGATATGAAAAAAGTGTCACGAGCTGTAAGAGTTCCAAGTGCTCTCAGAAAATGGATTGAGGATAGAGGGTTAGGATATACTCAAGCTATTAAGTTAGTAATGTCTTTGGAGTTGGAGCAAGGAGATATAGACTATATTGGCGATGGATATCTTATAACCTTTAAGGTTAGTGAAGCAGAAATAGAAGATTTAATGAGGGAATCAATAAGAATGAGGATACCTTATTCTACTATAATAAGAAGAAAGCTACTTAAATGGCATATAATGGAATGTGAAAAGAATGGAGAAACCGACATTATTACCAGAAATAATTGAGTTACATGATGATTTATCTGATTATCTCTCAGAAGAAACGATAGATAAGGTTTTTATGAAACATCTTAAATTGTTTAATGATAGATTGAGAGAATTGGAGAAAATGAAGGAATTATGGGACAATGAAGAAAAAGATGGTGATGAAAATTAAAGCTGGTTGGAGAGATTGTAAATGCATGTTAGAAAATTGTTGGATTGATGACAATAAGGATGAGCTTGAGAAAATGACCTCTACTTTTTTCAAGAGATTGTTAAATCGACTTATATTAAAAAGGAAGAGAAGAATATTCATATTGAAAATTAGTTTAAGCCCAGTAAAAGATGAAGCGGATTTCTGTAAATATGATTGTGGGTATAATAGATGGGGAGAGATAAGAGAAGATAACGATTAGAGGATGGAAAAAATGAAGAAAATCAAAGAGATGGAAAACTATGCTTGGGCTAAGAAACAAGCAGATAAGTGGAATACTGGTTTGATAAAAGCCAAAAAAGAGCTGAAGCTAAGCAATGATAGAATACTAGCCATGTCTCCAGCTAATGACCCGTACTGGATGACCCCAGCCAAATTGATGAAAGCTAAGTGGGCAGAAGAAATAATGGAAGAAACAATCACACCTCATTTAGAAAGGATAGGTGTTAGAGATATTCATTTACGAGATATTCATTATACTCTTACTAGCAGCGAGCTACAAGAAACGTGGGATGGAGAAAGATATCTTAATACTGTTGGTTGTTGGTCAGACCTTATCAAAGCTTTTGCTGTGGCAAGGTATACTGGTCTAATAGATTGGAGACTTATTAGGGATAATAAAAATATCTTGTATCAGCGTACTAGATATGGAAACAATAAAACTTTTATGGGGAATTTGATTGAGGGGAAGGATAGTTTAACTGTAGATAATATTATCTACGAAACTTTACTTTTCAGATTTGGGGATATGCTTAATCCATGGAACTGGATGCCTATTCATATTGAAATTTGGACTGAGAAAGACCTAGCTTTGTTAGAGCTAATTTGTAGCAAACATAAAGTCAATATGGTAGTAGGAGAAGGTGAAACTTCTATTACTCAAGTGTTTCAGTTGGTTGAACGTATAAGGAAAGCTGGTAAACCTACCAGAATAGCTTATATAGCCGACTGTGATGTAGTAGGTTCAAATATGAGCAAGGCTATGGCAAGGAAACTTGAATTTTTGCTTAATAAGTTACTTGGTGAAGAAAAGCGTGATGTCAAGGTTATACCTCTTATGCTTACTCCCACGCAAGTTGATGATTATGGATTGCCTACTATTCCGATGAAGCCATCTAAGTCTGGAGCTTATGAAACTCGTAAAGACCAGTGGTTAGCATCCAGAGGTATGGATGGAGCAGTGGAAGTTAATGCCTTTCATGCTCTTTATCCAGATGATTTTAAATTTATTGTGGAGAGTTTTATTTCTAGTTACAAAGATGAGAAGATGTGGAAAAGAGTTAAGGAATTTAATGGGACGGTAAGAGACTTTGTTAGAGAACAAATTGATTGTAGCAATGTAGATATTAGTAGTCTTATCAAGGCTATTGAGTCCGTTGACTGGGTTAAAGTAGAAAAAGAGTATCATGACAATGTGGATGAGATTGGAGAAAGTGAATTATCCTATGGTTACAAAGACCAAAAATATAGGTGGTTGCTGGATACTGAAAGAAACTATTTTGAACAGTTGTGGGCTTACAACAGATATGAAAATGGTGAATTGTAATGAATAAGAGAATACTAATAAAAAGGTTAAAGAGGTTTTTGAGCTCGAGAAAATGTAGGAAATGGAAAAAAGGAAGAAGTGATGAAAAATGATATGGCAGACAACTATTTATTGCCCCGATAACACTTGTAAATACAATTCTAACTATAAGTGTCAAAAAGATTTTATACAATTAGAGTTTGAAGACCAAGAGATACCTTCTTTTGTGTGCACTGATTACGAGTTTAAATCTTCGATAAAAAGCAAAAAATCGAATTTTGCTTTAGGAGAAGGTGATAATCTATGACTGAAGTACATTGTAGGTGTGGAAAGGAAAGAGATGATAAAACAATTGATAAGAAACAGAGTTTTAAAAATATGCATAAAGAGATGATGAAACATATTAATTCACGTGTAAAACTTGACCAAGAACGAATATTAAACAAAATAATTTCTGAAATGGTATTAAACGATGAAGAAATGATTGTTTCTAGTCTACTTTCAAGATATACTAAGTTGCCATTAGTACAGCAAGATGAGGATATTTTACAGATACTTTATAAGTATACAAATAGAAGAGGAATAAAAAATGACCAAGGTAAGAATTGAAGAAGGAGAAACGCTAATAGAAGCGTTGTTGAAAAGGAAAGAATTAGCTAATGGGGATGTATTAGAGCTTTATAAAGACGAGGCTGTTTTACATCTCTTGAAAAAACAAGCTGACCTCAAAGCGGATTTGAAGAAAATTGATGAGGTCTTAAAGCTTGTTGATAAAGAGGCGATTAAACGTCTCAGACGTAGAAACGTTACTACTGCAGAGGATGATGAGATAAAAGTAACTCTTGTGAGTTATTCTCAACGTTCTGTGGATAAAGATAAACTAGGTGAGTATCTTTCTACTCAAGGAAAGAGTTTGGAAGAGTTCGAGGAAATCAAGAAAGTAGAATATGTGAGGAGAAAGCTTAAATGAGTTTCCTCTCATTTATTCTCTTATTTATTATAGGCTCTCTTGCTACGGCTATTGCTACTCTATTGTTATCTGTCTTTAAAATTGTAAGACTGATTGGGGTAGATAGATATCTGTTGATTATGTCTTTGTTAGGAGTAATGATTTCTGGTTGCTATTTGTGGTGGAGTAGATTATGAGGAGATATTGGAACTCTGAACGTGTAATAAGGTCTATAGAGACCTTTATTCATGAGACTGGATACTTTCCTACCAAGAAGGATTTTAATGGGTTAGAATGTCTACCCTCTTATTCTACTTATCAGAGTATCAACATAGGAAGAAATATCGAACAGATTGAACAGCTACGTGAACAGTTACGGGCTGAAAATCGAACTTTTTTTCCTCGTCTTAATTACCCTCGCTCTAAGATGATAAATATCGTTAAAGAATATAGAAATCGTACTGGCACCCCGTTCTTTTTAGAGATGGATAGGTTTTTCTATATAATTACTCTTCATGATGGATTGAGAATATCTTTTTTTGATACTCCCTTTGTTTTGGGGCATAAGCATCGCTATGAAGAGCTTAAGGACGAAGTTATGTTTGTCAATCCTTGTAAGGTTGAATGGGTATTGCAAAATATGGGTTTTCTTGCTGAATGTAAACAAAAAAATAAAAAAGAGGAGGATGAAGTTTCTACTCTGATAAGCTCTCTTCTAGAATAGTATCACGTTTTGACAGATAAGGAATTGTTGCTTTTAATGGAGTTCTAGTCATTTTAGACAATTCTTTGTTTTGTGTAAATTCTTTGCTTAGTTGGTTCATTAGACTTACTATATTTTTTATTGTTTTTTTCTTGATAGCAAAAAGAAAAGTAACTACTTTTTTATGAGATAGATATTGACAATCTAGTAATTCATCTGGATGATTATTAAGTAGTATGTCTCTAACAATGTTAAAAATGTCATAGTTACAAGACATGATATTTATTCTTACAGCCTCACACATAACCTCACACATCTTTATGCATCCTTGTAATGTGAACACTTTTTCCTCTTTTGGTAGAAAATACTCTTCCACAATGTTCACAGACATATCCAACTTCTGCTGCCTCATAGTTGTCAGTTGAGTCCGTATATGCTGTACTAGTGTGTACCCAAGTACGTCCACTATCAGTTGAATCTATCATAACAATGGGTTCTTTCTTTTCTTCCTTTTTCTTTCTTTTGAAAAATTTCATTCTTTTATCACTGTCCTTTTTATCTGCCTATTTTCTACTTCTCTGAGTTTGGCCCGTTTGTAGACCTTTTTTTCTCTGCCAAGTATTTCTTTTTTCAGTTTTCTAAATTCTTTCAGTCTATCTGGCTTTATTCTGTATACTGGTGTTAGATGTGAGTCTTTTGGATGTCCTTTTTCTAGCAGTTCTGCATAGCTAAATGGATTGATATGGTAATGTACTGTTCCAGATTTCTTACCTACTTTTTCGCATATTTCACGAATACTCCACCACTGTAAGTTCCCTTCTTCATCAGTTTCTTCTAATAAATCAAGGATAACTTCTTTGGTGGACTTGGCCTTAACGTCGTCACTTTTTAATGGCATTTTAATCTATGTAAACATTTAGACATCTACTATAAAAATCTATTGTTCTCATTATTAAGGTCATTTTTCAATGATTTTGTTGAACCTTAGTTTATTGTCGAAGGTACGTAGAATAATTGTGTCTTGAAGAAGTTCAAAAATAAGGGAAGAGTATCGTTTACCTCTGAAATAAGTATGAGGGTTCATAGTGAGAAATGCTTTTTTCAATTCTTCATGAGTTAGAGAACCCTCTCTTCGAAGAATAAAAATAATACTATTAATAGCAGCACGTTTATGGATAAACTCCATATTTCTACTAATATAAACTTCATTATTTTTGTATGGCAAAAAAATCATCAACTTGTGTATTAATTATTTTCTTTTTAGGCATTGTATCTTTTACTGGTTGTATTAATTGTTTAAAAACATTATTGAGTCTTTTGATATATTCTTGGTAGTCTAAATCCCTTTTTTTGGCTATTTCTATGGGTTCCACGCCTAGTATTTTATTATCCATGGACGGTTTATCAATGACGTAAACAAAGTCGATAAATGAGCCTTTTCTCATGATGATATTTTCATCAATAGGATGTTTACTGGATGATTGAATAGCTTCAACTAATTTTTTGGCAGCACGAACATGAGGAGCTCTTTGTTGAGTATATTTAGAAAGAGGACGAGAAAGCTGTTTAGTAATCTTATAATCTTCAATACTGCCATGTTTTAATCGTATACCTCTAACAAATTTATCTCTAATGGCAATAAGATTGAAGTAAAGTTCTTTAATTTGCTCGGGACGGTTAAATTTTTCAATGGCTGCTATCCACTCATTGAAAGCTTGCTGTATGATGAGAGGGGTATCTCTCTTCTTGCCAACTAATCCTTTAATTGTTTTATGAAGCTTACCGTCTTTTTGTTCAATAACTACATAGTTTTTCTTTTTATGCAGTACAAGTATTAAGCCCGTTTCTTCTATATCTATGTCTACATCATATTTTTCACTAATTTTTGGCTGCATTGTTTCTTTAAAGTGATTTACATCTAAACCTTTAATGAAAACACTGTCGGTATTATGTACAATTAGTTCTCCCACCCCAGCATGAAAATGATGGTTGTAAGTTGTAAGGTCGTATACATTTTCTTCTTCTTCTCTTAATAGTTCTATTTTTTTTATTTTTGTTGAGGAGTATCTTTGGTTGTTATTTGATATATTAAGACGAAATATATCTAATTTATCTCTTCTGGTATTAATAGAAACTTTATATCCTATTGACTTGGCGAGAAAATAGAGTCCTTGAGCTCCTATTTTACCTTTAATATCACATCTTAAGGAACCACTTTTTTTATCTCCATCCCCTCGATAATATCCTTCAAAGAAGGCTTTTTTTATCTCCTTTTTGCTATTAAGTATAATTGAAGGTATTTTCTTGTAACCATCTTCTGTGTATAAACTTAGATAGATTTTTACCATATCTTTTATGTTGCCTTTTGGTATAACTCTATATATTTTCGTACTCTTTCTGATATCTATGATTTTGAAGTCAGTAAAATGTCCGTAGACTTTGAGTAATTTCTTTTTTAATTCCTTCATTAGTGGTAAATTATTTTTTCCTATATACCAAGAGTATTTTGTTCCCCATTTGGTATTATAAATACCACAACTACCATCGGCAAGAAATAAACCCATTATCCAAGCTTCGTCTTTGGAAATATAATTCATGTTACTTTTTATTTCTGGAAAAGAGTGTAAAAGTTTATCACCAATTAGTATCTCAGAAGGTCTAACTATATTATTATTGGGTTTTAATAATGAATGGTCTTCTGTAACATCTACACAACCAGTATGAGTTAGTATTCTATAAATTTTCTTTTTGGTTTTGTGTTTATGTATTTTTAGAATTCTTGTCCAACCTTTTTCTGTCCACACTCTTAGATTTTCTCTAAATTCATGGTTTTCTAATTCTTTTATTGGCATGATTTCTATGTAACCATCTAAGTTGGTTATTATTGGTGTATCTGCTGTTACACTATCTCCATAGAATACGGTTAAACCTTCTGCTTCAAATGTTTCTTTGATGCCAATAAGGGTATCTCGTCCAGTGGCTGTTACACACTCTGCAACTGGACCGCAGAAAAAGGGGAAAGATTCAAAACCAGCAACTCCATAACTGGCATTGATGATTACTTTTAGCCATTGTTCAATAACTTTGGCTATAGCATTAGTATTTTTCATGGGCTTATAATAGTAAACTCTTGCATCCTTGATGAAACCAACAACTGAAGGAAAGAGACCAATGTATTTGGTACAAACTTGATGATAAGCACCTTCAGAAACTTTTATTTTATTATCTTTACATTCTTCATGACCACAATTCATTGTAGTATAACATAAGTTATGGTTTACAATCATGGTGGGATAAAGAGAGGCTACATCAGCAACAATAATATCGTAGTGTACTCCTTTTTCCGGCTCAATGACTATTGCTCCTCCATATCTCTTACCAGTGGTTGAAGCGGAAAGTATTTTTCCTATTGCACTTAATTCAATACGAGAAATGGCTAACATGTTGTAGAAATGAAGGGCACGATAGAATATATTTGATATAATAGCCGAAACTTGTCGTCTAACAGCACTTTCTACTGTTAAATGACCCATCCTCATTGCCATACAAATAAGTTTCATTACTACTTCATTGTCAAAAGTAGCCAGTTTTAAGCAAAGAGATGTATCTTGAGCATTGTAATATAGTAATTCTTGCATACAGAGGTCTGTTACTCTTCCTTCATAGTCATATTTTGTCTCTCCTATGAGTTCTTTTGATACATCATCAAGAGAGTTTTGTTTGTATTTGTTTTTAAAAGCGTAATTTTTAATGCTTGGATTAGAAAAGAATGGATAAAGGTCAATGAGGAACTTGTCTTTCAATCCTTTTACTATGCGGTCTTTTTTCTTATATGTTCTATCTTCATCTTCTGGTCGCATAAATCCCCATATTCTACTATCATAAATTCCCAGATATTTCATTCTGGTGACAATATAGGGAATATCAAACATATCAAGGTTATATCCTACCACGAATTTTTGTTTCATAGCAAATAAGAATATCATAAATTTCTTTAGGAGTTCCACTTCATTATCACATATTCTAATAAGATGATTAGGATGTTTGAGGTTAAATTTTTTGACTTTTATTTTTCTGACCTCATCTGATATAACGAATGATAGGTGATGAATATCATCTCCTTTGTACCAACTCAAGGTAATGGAAGAAATAGGTGAAACCGCCTCAAACGAATTTAAGGCATCTCTAAAGTTAAAATCTATTTCGATATCTAACGCTACCAGATGCTCCTTAAATTGTGGGAACGGAGTAGTGAAGATACTCATCATCCAATCATACATTTTTTTTGGTAGTTCTTTTTTGTATCTTTCTATTTGTTTTAGATTATAAATAGGGTGATGTTTTACATGGTACCAATCAATCTCTGGAGATATAGTTGATATATTATAAGGCATACCAATTGTAATATTATGTTCTATGTTAAAGAGGTCGGCATATTTTATATGGTTGTTATATACGAAAGTAGGAAGCAAAAGTTGACTTAGTCCAGTTCCAGTATCTCTATCTGTAACATATCTAGGTTGAGTAACTATAACTTTGGTTACCTTCATTTTTTTTCGTGTTCTGGGATGAATTTTATCTACTTCTTCACATCCTATAACTTTTTTATTGTTCCAATATGGTTCTCCCCGTTCATTTAGTTTAACATATCCACATTCTCTTACTTTTTCGATGTTTAAGAGCTGTGATTCTTTTAATCTGGTATAAAAATAGGGTCGGTGAGATTTTCCATGCGGTATCTCGGTTAATTTTCCAGTTTCATCATTCCAGAAGATTAATACTTGTCCCGTTCTGCTTCCTTCTTTATTATATTTAGTGCTTATCAGCCATTCGGTCATTTTTTATACTCTCCATTTTTAGTCCAGCTTTATCCATCTGGAATTTAACGAATCTTACATGATTTTTATGGCTTATTTCTTCTTTTGTACAGTGGTCTATTATCTGCAACCGTAGTTCTTCCAGAAAGTCCATTAGTGGTAGTTTATCCATTGGTAAAAACCCATTTTCGTCAAACTCATTTAGTTGTGTTGCTGCAGCAAGTAGAATACTGTAGAACATGTTCGCTTTTTCTTTACCAAATATTATTTTTATTTCTTCTTCCATATTTATTTAACCTCTTTTTTGTTGCTTCTACATATGATTTGGCTATATCGCAGCCATAGAAGTTGCAGCCTAAATGATTAGCTACTAAGGCAGTTGTTCCTCCACCCATAAATGGGTCATATACTGTAAAATTTTCTTTTCTATCATAATCCCAGTGAACTTTTATGCATGTTTCTGGGAATTCTGGAGGAAATTCTGTTGGGTTGAATCTTTTGACGTTTTGATTGTATTTTAATATGTTTATATCCCATACATCTCCTCTATCTCTGAATACTTTACCATACATCTCCATTTGTCTTTGTCTGGAAGCTTCATATCTTTTATCCATCAAATAGGCCTTACTATATTCTGTTCCTATTCGGGATTTATCTAATTTGTGGTCACCTTTAGCAAACATGAATACATATTCTTTATATATCGAAAACTTTTTTACATATTTTGTCGGGGCGATAGGTTGCTTATTAGGCATAAACCATATAATATCTTGAATGAATTTCCATTCGGAGTGGTCTTCTATTTTTTGTACAATTGTTCCCATTGCCTTAAAATATGTAGAAATCTCTTTGGTATTGGGTTTGAGGTTTAAAAACATTAATGCCCCATCATTGCATATTTTGTCGGTGGGGTGAAGGCTATAAATTATAGTGTCCATCCACTCTTGTAAAGGTAAATTATCGCTGGTTGCAGCGTAGATTTTTCCTATGTTATACTGGGGTGAAGTACATATTACATCTACTTTTGGTTTATTGTAAGAATGTATCAGCCCGTAGATATAATTATGAAAATCTAAGGCATCATGACATAGAAGTATTTGTTCCATTATATCAATCCTAAATATATTAATACTTGTTTTACAGTAAATATAGTTATTACAATGTACAAAATTATCAAGAATTCACTCGTCATAATTAAAAGTAAGACCTAACATATTTAAATATTTCTAACATTACGGTTCGGGCACGGGAAAATTGTACCAAAAATTTTTTCAAAAATGGTGATTAAGGGATTTGGTCTAAGAAGTGAGAAATTTCATCGGTTTTTTCTTGGATTTTTCGCTGGTAATAGGCTTTTTTACCACGACTGGTAGTAGTTCTGCGAAGCTCAAGATAGCCGTCTATTTTACCTACTAAGTTGCGTAAATGATGTACGTAACCTCGTACTTCATCACGAGTGTAGGTCTCCCTCGTCATTTTTTACCCTTTCTTTGTTTTTTGTAGTGTTCATCAATTCGTTTGTTATATTCATCGATAAGTTGTTCTGCCGCTTTGGGAAAGGCTTCTCGTTTTTTTCTCAGCTCTTTTGCTAATTGCTCAGAGGACATCTTTTTAATTTTTTCTTGGTCATCGACATCTTTATTGTAACTCATCTAATCACCATGCATAAGGAGGTTTCTGGGCAAGGAAATGACCGAGAACCTTGCCTCAGAAGAATTAGCTGCACTTACGCAATATACAAAGGGTACCGAACTATTTAAATTTATTGATGTAGAATTTTAGATGTAATAATTGGGGTCAGAAACAAGTCTCTTAAAAATAAGTTCTCCATCTGTATTTTTATGCCAAGTTATACCAAAATGAGAGAGAAGATTAGGGATGGCTCGAAGTTCGCCAAGAAAGTCTCTTCCAAGATAAAGTTCTTTCTTAGCTCTGTTCTCAGTAAGCTGTTCATGTTTCTCAAAGTATTTTACAAATCTAACAAAGCGGTCATCTAGCAGAGCACCAAAACGTAACCATGCTTTGCCTATTTTAATGAACTCTTTATTCATGCCACGACTAGAGATACCTCTGTATTCTCGCATTTTTGCTATGTGGGGGATAGGGACATCTTCATCCATTTGAATAATTTCCATGACTTTATTATAAGAGATACCCCAACAATAAACCAAGCTCTGTTCCTTAGCTGATGGGTCCTTTACTCTTCCTATTGTTTGATAAAACGTTTGATGCATATTCATTTTCTCTAACATATCTGATAGTTCAAAGGCATTCAAGTCTTGAAAAAGTTCTTCTTCATGATAATATCTTGCTAACCATAAATGGCTACCTTTGGGGGGAGCTGGAGGACATGCAGCAATCATTATTCTTTTCTTGCTTCCTACTCCTACAGTTTTATCTGACCTATACCATGTTACTTCTAAGTTATAAGGAAGATGTTTTTGTCTTTTCAGTGTCTGTATAAGACGATAAATAAACCTTTTATTGGGAAGTACTAACATGACATTCTCTGTTCCGTGAGCTTCGCAGACCATGTTGACAAATTTTATTAAATCTTCTATGTGTTTTTGACTATTAGGGTGTTTGTTTAGCTGTTTAGCTGATACATTTCTAACACCACAAATAACTAACTGATTATCACAAGTTTTTCTGGGGTCTCCTATGACAAATCTCTTAAAATCTACTCCAAATACATCGCTTATCTTGGCTAAAGGCATAGTAGCATCAGTAACAATAATTTGGTTCTTGAAATGTTCTACAGTCATTTTTACAAACTGTTTAGTCATGTCTATCTTGGGAGTGGTTGTGAAAACTACTGAAGCTGGTTTATCTGGTGTAGGAGTGCTTTGCATCCACCAAGATTCATTCTGTAATAATACTAACATTCTTTCCAGACTATTAAGGTGAATATTAAAGTCTTTAGCATACTTACTAATCATTGCATAATAAGAGAAGAAGTTTTCTTTATAATTACTTAACTCGGAAGGGGATAAAAAATTGCCTATTTTGTAAGTAGTAGATTTCTCAAAGATACCATTCAAAGCCGCCCTTCTAATAAACGGGTCAAATTTATTTATAAATTCGTCTGCTAGTTCAACTATCTTATTTATAGTTTGATTGTTATATTTCTCTATGAGCCTAGCTACATCTTGTGAGAGTTCATAAGTGTAATCAAAGAATTTTTCTCCCACTTCATTCTGTTCATATACAGTTATTTCAAGGGGAGAAGCTTGAACAAGCTTGGAAATTTCATCCATGAAAACGATATCAAAAGAGTTGTATAAGACACTGACAAATTCTTGAGCTTCTTTTTCTACGTTACTAAGAAGTGAGGTAAGCTTGTCATATGTTATGAATACTATGTCATAATCCATAATCCTTTCCATGATTGTTCTGTAAGCACACTTACCTACCTTTTCTCCTATCTGATACAAAGCATGGTCATGTTCAGAGACTATGATAGGTATTGGATATTCTCCTTCTCTATGAGGATACTCAAATACCTCTTCATAATATTCACAGTAACGATACTCGCTACTCCCCGACTGTGCCACAGCACAAGACGGTTTAGATTGGAACATCATATTTTTCCATTGCACTCCTTCTTCTCCCCAATTAGGATTTTCTTTTTTCTTCTTCTCTAAATCCATGAGAGTAAATCTAAGTTTTAAACAAGCCTTCATATTAGCTGATAATACTGCTCCTTCTATACTCTCTCCATATATATCATATATAAGCCTCATTGCATCTACAAATACTTCTCTTGCTATTCTGTTGGTAGGGGTTACTACTAACATTCTCTTGCCATGAAATGTTGCTGCTCTAATAAGACTGGTAGTAAAACCAGCTCGAGTAGTCTTTATGGCTTCAAAGTTGGTGGTAGGATTTCTAACTAACTCACTGACTAATGATGTAATAACTTCAAACTCATGTTCTGAGGAAGCAAACTTCTCTTTCTCTACAGTTACTACTGATTTGGGTTTGGGAAACATACAATAACTTCTTCTACATTTGGCTGCATCTTTTGGTGTACAGCAATAGAATTCACTTTTTTTATCTTGCATTTTATCGCAGTGTGGTGGCATATCTGGTTGGTCTGGATTTCCATATGTCCATGCTACAAGTTGTATCTTATCTTTGTTTTGTGGAGTATTATCTTCCTCGTCATTTACTACAAATCTTATAAACAATGCACATTCATCTGGCGTATATCCCTTCCCTCCAAAATCGTCATACCTCATTGCTCCTAAATACCTAACCAGTATCATTCTCATCCAGTGGTCTCTTCTGTTTATCCAAGCATTTCTTATGCATGGAGGTGTATCAAATGGGTCTGTTCTATTGACAAGATTAGTCATCTCTTGTAGTAATGCTTTTTGTTCATCTGTTAAAATGGTATTTGGTTCTGGTACCATCACTTCATATTCTGCATGGCCTTTTCCTTGATACGGTCTTCTTACTACTATCTTTGCTGTTTCATGCATTACCTCTTTGATTATATCTTCAAACTGGAATTCTTTATAGTATAGAGGCTTTATCTTTAGATATTTATATTTACTATATAGTATTGTTCTTGTAGCATTCATTTCTCCGTTGTCGTATTCTACTGGGACACAGTAGAATGTTTCATATGATAGCTTGGTATATACCGTGTATGGAAGTCTGTAGACGTGTCTTCCTCTCTTGTACAAAGAGGTATCAATGATAATGAGGTATTTGATATTATCTAATTCTATTATTTTTCCTATTCCTTTTTTGTTTCGTTTATTCTTTGGTAAAGGAGAGTTCTTGGCATTAAGCATAAAGAAACCTTTACATCTGCTACTACATCTATGTATCTTCCCCATTCTGGCATATTTTTTCTGTTGAATACATTCTTCTAATATTCCTTTTTCTCCCCATAATATATCTATAAAGTCTGCCTTATCTACCTCTTTATGATATCTTTGTACTCTATACATTCCTTGTCCAGTAATGTATGATGTCCACTTGTATTCTGGATGTTCTTTATCCCATTCATTCCAGAAGTGTATGGCTGCTCGTAGTTTTAATTCCCTTATTTGATTAACTGTATATTCTTCTTCGATGTATGGAGTTAATATTTCTACATCTGTATCTATTACAAAATCAGTATGACCATGTCCTTCTAAGGTTCTAAACAATGGCTTGTTGGTATTTATGCCGTATCTATCGAAGATATCTTGCCATTGATATATCTCTTCTCCTCCTTCCTCTTTTCTTCTTCCCATCGATATAGCTTTAGCACCATCTAATAGCCTAAGCACAACATCATTGATTTGTTGTAGTTTATTTTCTACCTCGGTCATGCAGTTTCACATTTGTTTTTTGACATTTAAATATTTTCATTGAGAGTATCGGAATATTTAAATGTGATAAAAGTATTAGTTTCTTAATGAAAACCAGAAAACAATATCAAGATGAACTTTTAGAGCATAAAGAAATGTGGATAATGAGGGGGGGTTTATATTGATGCTTCTCGTGTACAAGAATGTTTTACACATATGATAATTACCCTCTCATTTAAAATATCATATGATATTGCGGAACATTTATCGTTTGTAAATGATATGTTTGAATATAAAGGAGAAGAAAAAGGACACGAATATATTTCTTATCTATATAGTAGATGTGATATAGGAAAAGTACTATGTGCTGAAGTTAGTAGACAGTTTGGTGAGGCTAAGGTTAATATAAAAATAAAATTGTCACCCAGATTTTATGAGATTTATAAATTATTTTATTATTTTTGGTTAAAACCCGATGAGGAATATCAACGAGAATATAAGTATTCACTAAATCCAGTTTGTAAGAACTCCCTCCACAAGCATATGGAAAGAAAAGTAAAAAAACTTTTCAGTTCCGATAAAAACATTTAAAAATGATAGGGATAATATTAATTTGCAAAGTGCAGAGGATGGTTACTTCGTAACTGACATGTGAAATTGCCCATCCTCAATTATCTTGCAACTGTTTTTATAACAATTTGCAAGGAGGAAAAAAAATGAAATATAATGAAAAAACAGAAGGAAAGAGTAGAGAAATAAACTATATGGGAACAAATGCATATAGGTTAGATAATAGAACTCGATTATTGAACATTGTAGGAACTACATTTGTAGCAGAGCCTACATATTATGAGTTGGATGATGTAAAAGAAATCATAGAGATGTGCCAGAAAGATAAGAGTGAATTTATTCTACAGTTAGCGGCATATGCCAGAAATGAGCTTTATCTACGTAGTGCTCCTACATTGTTACTGGTTATTGCAGCAAATATAAATGAGACTAAGCCATTAGTTCGTAAGTATGCTACTAAGATTATTAAAAGAGTAGACCAAATGACTGAGGCATTAGCAATGCAGTTAGCATTGTTTGGCAAACCCATTCCTAACTCATTAAAGAAAGCCATCGCTAGTGCCTTTATTACTTTTGATGAATATCAGTTAGGTAAGTATAGAGCTGAGGGAAAGAAGGTTACTCTCAAGGATGTAGTTAAACTATGTCATCCAGCGGCTTACAAGAAAGAGGGCTTAGACTTAGCCAAGAAAATTATTGATGAAACACTTGCTACTCCTTATACATGGGAAACAGAGATGTCTACTAAGCCTAATGAAGATAGAGGCAAACTTTGGGATGAATTAATATCATCTAATAGACTTGGATATATGGCAACCTTGAGAAATTTGCGTAATATGATTAAATATAGAGTTACCAAGATTTCAGAGGTAGCAAATTATATTAGTAATGAAAAGGCAGTCGCTCATTCTAAACAATTTCCTCATAGGTATTTGAGTGCTCACCAGATGTTAAAAGAGTATCTCGAAAAGAAAGAAGAAGGAATTGTATTTGAGAAGGATGAACTTCCTATTGAAAAAATAGAAACTTTATTAGCAGCCATCAATAAAGCCACCGTCATTGCAGCGAATAAAAATATTCCTAAACTTCAAGGAAAGACTGCTATATTAGTTGACAATTCTGGTTCAGCTAGAGGAGATAGCGGGGGACAATCCAAGATTAGTCATAAATCTATTAGAACCATGGCAGACGTTGGTAACCTCTTGGGATTATTGTTCTGGTATGTATCAGATGATACTTACTTTGCTGTATTTGGAGATAAATTACTTCAAGTAGACCTCGATAGACATGCTCCTTTCTTGGACAACTTTGAAGCTGTCAATGAATTGGGTAATAAGGCTGGAAAATGTACTGAACAAGGAGTATTTACTTTCTTGAAGAATATCATTCATGATAAGGTTCATGTTGATAGATTGATTGTTTGTTCAGACCTACAGATAGGGGATGGTCGTAATTATGCCTATGGTCTTGATAGGTTTGAGACCAACATTGAAACAGTTCCTAAGCTCGTGCAGAAATACAGAGAAGAAGTTAATCCAGACTTTATGTATTATTCTGTCTGCTTCAAGGGATATGGTAATGATGTAGTCATGGGTGAGAAGAAGGTTCTTATCAGCGGTTTCAGTGAAGGTATACTCAAGTTTATTCCATTCTATGAAAAAGATAAGACTACTCAAATCAAGTATATCAAAGAGAACTTTGGTTTAGATGTTGAAAAGGTTGAGGTCAATAAAAACGTTTAAATATGATGTATTGTATATTATTTTAGGCAGTGTAGAAAACGGTTACTTCGTTAAGACGACACTAACTAATGCCGAAAGGCAGTTCCCGTTTTCGACTTACCTCCAACTTACTTTTCTCATAGAGATAAAGTGAAAAGATAAAGTGAAAGATGTGATAAATATGAGTTTAATGAACAAGAAACTAGAAACTGTCGAATTTGACGATTTTTTAGAGGCTGTTAAAGCTCAAGTCAATGTTAGAACAGATAAGCAAAGGATAGTTGATTCCTTTGCTGAAGGAAAATACGAAGAGAACCTCATTAGTATATGCGAAGCAGTCTATAATGAGAGTACATATAAGAAGGGTACTTTGCGAGGAGGAGTAAATGGGGTAATCCGTAGACTAACTCAGTCAGCCTACGACGCCAATAGTGCTGAAAGGCTGTCGGAGCGAATTAAAAAAGGGGAAGTTATCACGAAAAGAGGAGTAATTCTTGGATGTTTAGACCGAGAGATACAACGCAATGATGGTAGTGGTAGCTTTATGAAAGCTTTTTGCCCTCTTATTGAGGAGGACGGAAAAATAACAGAGGTTACTTATATCACCAAGATAGGCGGAGAAAGACGAGGAAAGGCTACTCCATATTTATGTGTAGCAGATTACTATGTCGATGAAGACAGCTATTTTAATGCTCGATTAGGTATAGAGCTTCCAGATAATAAGATAGTTAACTATGATAATGTAGCAGAGAAGGAAGTTGATATTATGAAAATAATTGATACTGCCAAGAAAGCGGGTCTTTGTCATGATGCGAAAAGTCTGGTAGAAGGGTTAAATAATGGGAGCATAAAGAACTATAGCTGGTTGTGGTTTGAAGGCATTGTTAATAATATAAGACCTACGCCAGTATTTTCAAATGGTGTAAAGACTGATGAACTAAGGTTCCTCATGATACCAACCAGAACTGAACAATACTGCTATACATTTCAAACCAAGTCTCGAGGAGTTAAACTTCCAACTCCACAATGGAACTATGATGAAAACGGGAATAAAACAGACCCAGTTGTCGACCCAGAAACTGGTGAACAGTTAATAGAAGATAATAAATATTATCCTACTGTCAGACTTAATCCAGTTCAAATAGTTCAAACATATGTTGACTGGGGTAACATCAATGATTGGGTACTTGACCTTCTTGATGGGGAAGCGATTAGTCCAGAGATACAAATACAATCTCTTGCTGACCAAGTACTAGGTAGAAAATTCTATGCTCTTACAAAACTTGGTAAAGTTTCTAAATCAATTGTAGAAGTCAGAGGAGACGGTGTTCCAGAAGGAACATTGGAAACTATTTACTTCATTAATCTTAATGCTGTAGCCTTTGTTCTTACTGATGAAACTGTAGGTTGGGAATCTTTAGATGAAGAAGATAAGAAGGTAGAAACCAAAGCTGAAAAAGTAGATGATAGTGATAGTAAAGAGCCAGAGATTAAACCCGAACCCAAGAAAGCCCCAGTTAAGAAAGCCCCAGTTAAGAAAGCTGATTGGAGAAAGAAGCTAGAAATGGATGTTGAGGCATACCTTGAAGTCCTTCCAGACGCCACCTTTGATGATATGAAAGGAGACAATCTCTTTATTGATTATAGTCATATACCAGATGCAGCTCTTAAGAAGGCAGTCGAACAGATTAAAGGAGGATAACTTTGATGTCAACTGAGAATGAAATAAAACTAAAAGGAACAGCCACACAGCAGTTATCTACGCTGAATGCTTGTGCCTTTGGAGGAACTAACGTTGGAAAAACCTATTTCCTTCTTTCTTATGTTCGTTCTCAGAAAAAAAGAATGGTATTTATCAACGCCGATGTCGAAGAAAATTTCGTAAGAAATTATAATCCTCTTGAGTCAGAACAAAAAAGGAGAATTATTCAACCTCATAAAGCCAATGTTTCTGGGATACAGATGGGAGATGTTCCTTCTATCAGAAAGATAGTAAAAGAGATACGTGAAGGACCTATTCAAGCCCTCATTCAAAGTGGACAGATAGAACTTATTGCAGTAGATAGTATAGATACTATAATGAACGTCTATGAGGATTGGCATTTTACTGCTAAAGGGGTAGAAAATCCTACTCCTTTTGATTATGGTAGAGCTAGAGATATTTTCGAAAGAGAATTTCTTCTTCCGTTACTTCGTCAACCATGCCACTTTTTGTGTACCAGCAATTTCAAAGTAGTTTATCCTACTCCACAAACACAGTTTTCTAAGCCTATAATGGTTCGAGTTGGTGGAAGAATGCTACCAGCTCATCAACCCAAAGTTCCAGCTAGGTTCTGGAAGCACTTTACTACTATCTTCGAGCTTCGTCAAGCTAATCCTTTCGAAATAAGAGATGTAGAGGCATTCTTTATTAAGTCTAAAGAACAGTCTGGCTTATATCATTATCGTATGCTTCCTAAAGCAGACAAGAAAGGTCTGGTTTTTGCAGATTACTTAGCTTATATAAAGAAGGTTTTTGAATGACTGTTTTTTTATCAGAACTTCCCCCCCAAAAGCAGTTTGCTGTAATGAAATTGTTTATGGAGGGGGAAATTCCTCTTTTTAAGGGTGAAGAAGTTATTTTACCAGATATGATTTCAGCCCGTTATGTTTGTGCTGATTGTGGAAAGTTTGTTATTCCTACTTTTTATTTAGATGATATTGTTAGTATAGCAAAACGGGTTAAATGCCCTCATTGTTCTGGTAATATGAGCTTGTATCTTATGGGTACTGAACTTCAACAAGAAGTTAAAAGAATAAGAAAAGGTATTCAACGTAAGATTTATGATTTCTTTTGAAGTCTCATCTTTGCTTCTCTTCTTTCTTTTTCTGTGAGTGCAAAGATAACTTTTTTGGTTTTACTCTTTCTAATAAGTGGTTTCTTTAGAAATGGAAATATAATAAAGATGACCATTAATATTATTCCTATTCCAATCATAACAAAAAAGGTTTTGTTATTTTGAATGAAGGAAACAAAGTTTTCTGAGCCAAAAAATCTGTTAGCAATTAAAATTACTAACATGGTAATGTTATAAGCAGTCACGGCAGATTTAATAAAGTCATTAATAATTTTTTTGAAGATTTCACTATTTTTTTCTTGTCTAAATATCCAATCTCTTACTTCTGCTCTGAATTCTGTTGCCATTTTTATTTCTGCTAACTGGTCTCTTCTGTAGATTACTTGATTTTCTTCTACTCTGCTTACTCTATTCTGTAAAATAGTTTCTGATTGTTTTTTAATATAGTTTTCTACTTGTTGTAAAAGGTTAGGTAATCTTAAAGGCTTAGGAAGAATAGACCTAGCTCCAGCAGCAATGGCTTCTTCTTTTCTTGAAGAAGCATGACCAGTAATAGTGACTATCTCAGCATCGGGGTTAATCTTTATTATCTCTCTTGTAGCTTCTACTCCATCCATAATAGGCATATGTATATCCATCAGCACGATGAAGGGGTCGTATTTTTTGTACATATCTATAGCTTCTGAACCGTTAGTAGCTCTGATAATCTTATAGTCTTTTAGATAATCTTCTACAATGTCCAGTAGTTCAGTGTCGTCATCGACGACTAATATAATAGGATTTTCAGAAGCCATCTATATCTGTCCGTTAGTGCTGTTATTTTGCAAGTTCTGGAGGTTCTTCTATAATTTCCTCTTCTGATTCTTCTTCTATAAGTTCTTCATCTGGCTTGACAATGATTGCCTTGATAAAGTTCATACATAACATGAGTAATCTTTCCGCTTCTTCTGGGTCAATCTTTCCGTCTGCCATATCTTTTCCGAGCTCTTTAATAAGGGCAAGAAAAATTCTGGCTAATGCTGGAAAGTTTTTTTTGTTCCAGAAATGGTACACAGCGTATAAAACAGCTATTGTAGCTACTGTTATTGTTACATAATCAAATGGTCTTAATATCATATTTAAAAAAATGTTAGGGAATATAAAAGTTTATTCTATGGAAATTTTTGGTAGTTCCTCCAGCTCTACAGTGCCATAACTAAACTCTGGGCAATCTTGTACTCTATCACATACAATACATAATCCCTTTATTCCTACTTCTTTGTTTCCATGATTGTAAGCAAGATTTCTTGGGTTGTTGTGTATCTTCCAAGCTTTGAGCCACTTGTTTAAGTCAACGTTATATTTCTTAAGCTCATATTTATATCCTCCAAAGATGGCACAAAGTGTTACGGGCTTACCTTCATCATGCCAATATGGTGCTTCATTAAATATTCCCATGTCAGCCATGTCTTTATATAATTGGTGGTTAGTAAACTCCCAATAGTAGCCACTTAGTTGAATAGAATGACTGAGGAGACCTCGTTTGCTGGTTTTCCAGTCCAGAATAACTGTTCTCCACCCTTTTTGGGTTTTCCATTTAGCTATACAATCTATTGTTCCAACGATACTTTTATTTTCATCTATTGTTCCATCTGGATTTCTTTTTATAATTACCATCCTTTTTTCTAAGAATAGTGGTACGAAATTATTTTTATTATCACTATAGAACTGCATAAAGTTCTCAAAACAGTGGTCTATTGACTTAACGAAGTACTTGTATCTCGTAGGACTTTTTCGGAGCTTTGTGAATAGTTTCTGTTGATGTAAATCCAGTTTTAAAACGGGTTTAGGTATGTCCATTATGGCTGCCATATATCCTTCTATTCTATGGTGAGTAATAGTTCCTCTAAGTGCTGCTACGTTGAACCTCAGAGGCGGACTTAGACCTTCAAGTGAGGGGTCTTTCATCTTTTTTCTGTGTTCCTTATCTAACCTAGCATACATCTCGCATTCATAAGAGTTAGATATCTCTGTAGTTCTGTTGAGAAGATATTCTCTACCTTTCTCTGTGTATCTATAAGGCAAAATGTTCACTCTGCTTTTGCGGCTCTGACTTTTGCCATTTTTTCTTTGTTAATAAGACTAATTTTTTCTCTGGCAGCAAGTACAATAGCTGGATAACCTTCAGCTTCTGCTTGTTTCATTATACTTTTCAAGGCTTTAATACTTCTACTTCTTTGTATTGATTGATACATAAACTCTCTATTTTCTTCATCTTCATCCTCATCAATTATTGCTTCTTCCATATCTATTACTGATGGTGATGTTGGTAGTATTTGTTCTGGTGTTTGTATTTGTTTCAGTACATCTTTCACACTGGGATAAGGTCTATTTTCTATCACTGAAGGAGGCATAGTATGGCTTTTTTGGACTTGAGGAATTGCTACTGAAGGAGGTACTTCATCTCCTTCCTCATTCGTTGTTACTACTGGCATTTTTGGATATTGTATCTTTGAACGAACCAATTTATCATCCTCTATTTTGCTAGGAAGAATATCTTTTTCTGTTAAGGGCCGGCCTATTTGCGTCATTTGATGTTGTCGAGCTTTATCTGCTGAAGTAATTGCCTTTGTCACATCAGCAACTGAAGCATATTCTCTAGGTATTTTAGTAGGTTGTTCCTCTATAGATATTGGTGGTCTTTTTTGTAAATCTAATTTTTGTTCTATTTTGATTGAAGCTCTTCGAGTTATTTCTTCTTCTCGCTTCATTCTTTCTGCCTCTTCCAATGTTAGTTGTGTTTGTGTTTTATAGAGGTCCAATTCATATTTTCTCATAGGATTTCTTTTACAATTCATTTGAAAACAGATACCTTGAGATAACGGCTCATTTGTCACTGTATGTCTTGCTGGAATATAATTTATGCATTTTCTGTAAAGTTCACATTGACTCATGTATATCAATACTATCAAACGTTTTGTTGGTTTTAAACATTTTGGTAGAGAAAAATAAAAAGAAAAAATAGATTAAATCTTATGTTGGAGGTTGTTCTGGTTCGGGTTGAGGGTCCTCTTCGACAATCTTAAACAAAGGATTGCTCAGTAATTCTTTAATAGATGCTTCGAGAGTATCTATTCTCTTATTCAAAGTAGTAATATGTTTATCAGTATATCTTTTTGCTTCTTGTATTACTTCTTGCATTACTGGAGCTAGGTCTACTGGTTGAGGCATTGCAGCCAGAACTTTTTGTACCATTACATTAGTATCTATGGCTCCGATACCACTTTTTCTAAGTTCTGATATAGATGTTTTTAGATTATCAATATCGATTTGTAATTGTGTTTTACCCATTCATTTCACCTTTATATTATTATTATTGTTTAGGAGTATTTATATCTTCTTCTAACTCGCTTAAGTTTGTAGTCTTAATGATATTCTCTAGAAACGTACCTTTAACATCTAGCTGGAAACCGTCTTTATACCAATATGTTGCTCTTGCTATTGTATGTTCATAGAGGTACCTACAATTATTGGCAAAGTCCACAAAGACTGCTTGGTGTTTGTTGGCTGCTTTACGCATCAGACGACCTATTGCTTGAATGGTTCGAGTCTCACTTTTCCAGCTACCAGCCAAAACCATCCCCGATAACTCTGGAAAATCAAATCCTTCTCCTACTAGTTGAGTGGTACAAATTAATATGTCTGTATTTCCATTCATCCAGTTGTTGAATTTCTCTTCTCTTTTTGGGTCTTCACCGAAGGTATACGAGATATTTTTATCATCATACTTCCTTCCCAGCTTTTTGGCGTGTTCTATTCTGTCAACTAAGACCAAAACCTTACCCTCTTTAGTGAGTAATATGGCTTCTTTAAGAATTTCTTCATCTCTCCCTTCATTATCGCAGACGTAATCATCGTATATATTTTGATACGACCATCCTCTTGGATAAGACCTTGGGGAAATGCGAACAAATCTTACGGTAGGCATGACGCCTCTTCCTTCTTCCACCATTTTGGTTCGAGTTATCTTCCCAACGTTTGGGCCAAGAAAGGCATGATAAACTAAATCTGTTTTATCACTCCTCATATCCGGAGTAGCTGTCAGACCTAGTCGATAATAAGCTTGGACAGCTCTTAACACTGCTTCTGATTGAGCACTGGCAGCTCGATGACACTCATCATATATTATCATTCCAGCATCTCTCACAAATTTTCGATACATCTCATTTCGTTTTGCTGTACTTTCTCTTTTATCATAAAACACATTGTAAAGAAAAGGAACAGTAGTAATGAGTATTCTTGGCTTGTTTTGGTGGTCGTGAATTAATCTATATCCCTTTTCTTTGTCTTCCGGTAGAGATACTTCAAGGAACCAAGTGAATTGTTTTATCCACTGTCTTAGAAGAGTAAGGTTAGGTACAATAACTATTGTAGGTACACTCAGTAATCTGATGACATTGATAGCCATCACTGTTTTCCCAGAACCAGTAGCAGCGTAAAGAACACATCTATAATCTAATTCAGCCATTTCCTCTTGAGCATCACGCTGATATTGTTCAAGCACGATTTCATTTTTCCAAGGTATATGGTCAAGAGTATCTGGAATATCACACTGATTAATTATCTCTTCTATTTCATCATAATAGAATCCTTCTAAGAGGTACATCAATCCAGAAGGAAACCTATTGGTTTTCTTGTCGAATAGGTGTACTTTTCCAGTCCACTCACTAACCCAGTAATCTATATCTTTTTTTACAGCCCTCATTTCATGTATATCTCTAGCTTTATCCAGCTTCTTATCTAGTTCCTCAAGCTTGTGTTGTCTGATAAATTTAGCATTAGGTATATCGTAGCACATCACTTTATCCAGAGATTCTTTTACTTCTTCTGGACAATCGATGATTGTTGCATAGACATTCTCTAGTAATATCTTCATTTATATCCCCTTGGTATCAAGTCTTGTTCTTCTTGTAGTATTCTATAACGTAGATGGAACTTTGTTTGTTCAGCTTCTATCTTGGCTATGAAGCCGTCGAATATTCTTCTCATCATTTCATTGAGGTGATTCTCGTCGAGAGTATGAGCAACTATTAGATTTCCATCTTCTGTTTCTTCTTTTGTTTCCCAGTGTTTTCCTTTTCTGTTATAGTCCCACGTCATTAACATACCATCTACGATTTCATCTTCTGGGTTTTTGGTAGCAAGAAACTTTTCTTCTAAATACATTATAAGAGTTTTTAGTTCCCAAGCCAGATGAGTTGTTTTTTCTATGAACAATTCTTCTGGAATTACTTCATCATGGAAAGACATTTCTATTGTTACTATCTTTGCATTCATTGTTCTCAATATATCTCTTGTAGCATTAAACCATCTGCTGATGTTGTGGATATATTGTTTTCTTACTTTTTCATCCATTTTATCTAATTCTTTCTTGATTTCTTTTGCATCTTTTTTTGGTTCTAACATTTTTATCTTCCTTTTATTTGTTCTAATATACGAGTTATTTCACAGTCGTATTCTGTTCTAAAATTAATTGGATTAACCATATACTTCAATGATGTGTAAATATCTTCGTTCATGCACTCTTTAGGTATGTGGTAGTTTCCTTTATATGTTTTTTTTAATTCCTTTAGATGGAAACCAGTAGGATAATGGGAGGTTTTCATTGATATGGTTTTGTCCAGTCTATAAAAACCGTAATATAATTGGTGTAGATAATGTAGTAATTCTTTGCTTCTTTTAGACCTTGGTCCTCCTTCTATTGAAGGTGTAGCAAAAAGGACAATTTTTATATTTTCCATTTTCAGTAAGTGTTGAATGATTATGTCTCCTTGTGGGGAATACTCATCAAGTATAACTATTACCTTTTCATTGTCTCTTAAGATTTTAAGTAGTGTAGCCATGTAGTTTTTATGATGGGCTACAAAAAATTTTTTATTCATTATTATATCCCATCTGTTCCATTCTGCTATGGCTTTGAATTTTGGTATATGGTGATAGTATAGAAACGTTTTTTCCTTTTTGTTTGATACGATATATAGTATAGGAATGTTATTTGAGAAGGCTATCCTCAATGCTGTTATAGTTTTTCCCGTTCCTCTACCCCAAAGATTAACATACAAACTATGTTTTCTTACATCAATTACATCTAATTGTTGTTTAGTAGCTTTGAAATCATCTAGTGTTTTTACTTTGGAAGTTTCTTGGGGGTCTATATCTTCTTTCCAGACAGTTATAGGTCTTCCTCTATCTAGTCCCATTCGTGCTTTGGTAGATTTTAATACTTTTTCTTTTACCAGCTTATCTAATGCATCAAAAATCGTTGTGCGTGGCATGTGTAAATAGTTTATTATCGTATCTCTATGCATTGCTCCATAAATAGATATTACTTTCGGCAAAAGTTCAAGTTTATTTATAATCCTTTTTGTCATGTGTGAACATATTGGGCATCTTTATATATAAAGTTGTCGAGCTCGACAAAATTATTCAGAGCTTTTTATGAACATATTAGCTAAATCATCTTCTTGTTTTTTGTCTTTTTGTTTCTTAGCAGTTTTTCTGGTAGCTTCTAATTCTCGAAGAGCATTAAGAAGTCCTTTGGCATGGTCATTAATGTTTTTGTGACGGAATTTAGACAGCTCTGAACCTTCTTTAGTTGAATGACTAAAGGTTTCATCTCTGGATGACTCAATGGCATGGTTTCTCCAGACGTTTACCAAATGAATAAAGCCCGTCATTATCAGTACCCTATCTACAAGTGATACTCCTCTTTCTTGAAGGTCTGTAAGATAAGCTTTGAATAAGGTTCTTTCTATTTGACATACTCCTCCATGTTCGAAGAATTTACAAGGAGGTTCAGCATTACGAAGAACACAGTTTACGCATCTCTTGTATGTAGGAGAAAGAACAGTATCTATATCTGCTACTTCAACAAGGTCTCCTTCAGTTATTAATACGTTAGGTGTTCTGATAAAACCTTCATCTTCAAAATCGTTTTCTGGAGTGATATCTTTATCTTTCATGGTTATCACTTGTCATAGTAACATTTAAATGTACCGCATGTTCATTTATATCTAATGAGTAAAGAAGAGGAAGAAGATTACATAGCAGAACAGACGATTACTATTAATGCTCTAACTGATGCTCCCATGGAAATATATAACAATGAATATGGTGGGATAGTTATAGAGATAATGGGAGAAAACTTTTATCTTACCGAGAGACAAGTAAAGATGTTAGAGGATTTTTTTCAAGATAGAAAAGTGAATAATAATGGAGAGTAATGCTGATAAAAGAATAATTAAGGTCATTAAGGGTATGAAAGAAGACCCTAATCTCTTCATTGAGAAAACGACTGGAAAGATTCCTTTTTATTATCAGCAAGAGTTTGCTCGTGCTATTAGAGACCACAGATTTGTTTGTGGTTGTTGGGCAAGACAACTAGGCAAGAGTTGGATAGTTAGAATGATGGCTATCTGGTTTGCTTTTGTTTATCCCAAGAGTTTTATTATGATTGTTTCTTCTACTGAGAAACAAGCTTACCATTTTTTTGATTTACTTACACAAGATTTACGTGAATCAAATATTCTTTATAAGTCAGTAGTTGATGACCTTAAAGGTTCATGTAAGTTTAGTAATGGTAGTAAGATTATTACTTGTGCTCCTTCAGAGAAGGCTGTGCGAGGATATTCTGTTGATTTCCTTATCATGGACGAAGCTGACCGTATCCCCAGAGAGGTTATAGTTGGTTCTCTTGCTACTACTGCTGCCAGACATGGTAGTGTTGCTATGATTTCCACTCCTAACATAGGCGGTATTGGTTCCTATTTCCATCAATGTTTTATAGATGGTATGGAAGCCAGAAGAAATGGTAATTTAATTGGTGAAAGACACGGTTATGTCTCATTTCATTATAATTGGGAAGTTGGTCTAACTGTTTATAGAGATGAATATATTAGAGGTGAAAAGGTTAGAGTTACCCAGCTGGATGAGTTCTTTCTTAAATCTCAAAGAAACAGTCTTCCAGAATGGGAGTGGAAAAGAGAATATGAAGCTGAATGGGCAGACGAAGCTGGTCAATACTTTAACAAGGTACATATCGAAGCCAGTATTTGGGACAAGAATTATCGTATGCAAGAGGTTGTTCGGAGTAAAGGTGTCAAGGAATATATTGGTGAGTTATATGTTCCTAATGTCACTTACTTTGCTGGTATAGATGTAGCTAAACAAATTGATTATACGGTTGTTTGCATTGTCAGAGTTCTAGAAGATGGACGTTTCAAGATTGTTTACTTTTTGGAGTGTCAAGGACGAGACTATCCAGAACAAGAACCTTATATTATTGAAGCTCTTTACAAGTATCATGTTCGTAAGGCTTGGATGGACCGTACTGGTGTAGGTGATAGCTTTGTTGATTATGTCACTCGTACTGCTTATGCTATCTGTGATGAGCTAGAAAAGATTGAACCCATTTTTCTTAGTAGCCCCAAGAAGATTGAAGTCTTTGGTAATATTACACCTATTGTAGGTTCTGCTCTTTGTCAATTCCCTAATCATCATCGTTTTCTTAATGAGATGAAGATGTTAAAAGTAGATATTACTGAAAAAGGCAATGTTCAAATTAATGCTCCTAAAGAGATGTATGATGTCCATGATGATTATCCTAATGCTTTTGCCCTTGCCATGCAATGTGAACAAGGTGGAGGATACTATGGCGAACCTAAGATTGACAGCGTTGCTAAGTATTCTGAGATAGTTCAAGCTGAACGTGAACGTCTTGAATTTTTCAATGAATTCTTCCGTGATAGTTCCAAAGTTATTGGTACTAGTGCTTATGGCAACTCTGACGGTTTCGTTGCCTCAGTTGGAGGTACTAGAAATAGTTCTTATAGTGGACGTAAAAGACGCAGTACTGACCTATTCTAAAATCGACAGAAAGGGGTCATAAATCAACGAGGTGTCAAGTTTTATCTAGTACATGATAGATGATATACAAGATAAAAAAAGTGAACAGAAAAAAGTTTCTGTTAGTATTATGTTAATTGAGCTTAATTGAGCTTGTTGACAAATGTATGCAGAATAAACAGTAACTGAATCTCCCCCAGTAGAACGAAACTCAAGAGTAAATTTTCCGTCTGTAGTTGGCATATCAAAATCTGCGTTGCTCCATGTTCTAGATGAACTAAATGAGCCTTCGCATACTGCTGTGCAAAGAACAGAATCTTCAAACTTTAAATTTACTTCGAGATTACTTGTAGTAGCATCTGATGCTCCTACGATAACAAAAACTCCCTTTACTGTGGTGTGACTTATATCCCAGTCAGATACATCAAAACTGTGTCCACTACCTCCTATAACGACAAAAGTAGTGTTTGTTGTAGAAGTAGGAAATATACTTTGGTCAAATAGCAATGAATTACAAACATAGAATTTCCCCTCATTAGATAAAAGAGGTTCTTTATTATTTAATTGAGTCTGTATAGAGGAAGTAACTCCATCAACATAATTAAGTTCGGTAGTACTGAGAGTAGCTCCATAAAGAATATTGATTTCCGTTGCAGTAGCGGTGACATCCTTTAAGGTATCTGGGAAACCGTCAACATCGGCTTTAAGAGCAGCAACATCTACACCATCAATAGTACCACTTGCAGTTATGTTGCCTACAACATCTAAAGTACTGCTCAAGGCAACTGCTCCAGTAACATCAAGGCCTCCGCTAATAGTAGTACCGCTCGCTATGTCAAGTGTTCCAGCAATGACCGTATTGCCCGTGACGGGGTCAACCGTCATTTTATTAGTATTAATCTTAAGATGCCCGACAATATCTACATTCCCAGCAGCATCAATATCACCAGTAGGAGCATCAACAATGAACTTATTGGTACCTATAGTAAGGTCATTACCCAGACTAAGTGTTCCACCAATAGAAGTATTTCCATCAATATCCACTGTTCCGCTTACTCCAAGGTTGCTAAGTAAATCTAAGTCTCCAGTAATATCAACAGTAGAACCAAATGTAACAGCACCACTTGTAGCGAAGGTGCTTTGGAAGTCTACTGCTCCTTCAACTGTTTGCGTTCCGCTTACTACATGATTACCAGTGGTATAAAAATTAGTAAAAATTTGACTAGTACCAGAAGCTAAATCTAAAATCTTGAATCCATAATGAGAGTAGATGTTAACAGATGTATCCAGCTCTGGATATATATTGGAGGTCGTAAAATCTGGTGCATGGCGTACATCTGTAACATCTATGGCAGTTGTGCCACTGAGGGTCGCAGTGGCAAGTAGGAGACGAGTGAAAGCTGGTGTATAAGAACCAGAAGCATGAATAGTGAAATCTTCATTACGAGGGTCACGAGTAACGCTTTCACTGTAACTGTTTAATTCAACATAAATATAATTGTGTCCAGCATCAGAAAGAGTAACACTGGTAGCTCCTAAATCAAGGTATCTTCCAGCTATGACTATTTCACCAGCAGCAATATTTACTATTGCTCCTCCTCCAGCAGATGCTGAAGAGCCACTGGAAACATGTCCATAACTATATCTTTTAAGATGGTCTTCTACATATCGTTGAGTATTTTTAAGTACTGATTGTGTATCGTCCCCACTTAAAGTAACTTGGGGTGTAACTATACCAGCTCCAGCAGATACGCTTGATTCTGTAATATTATATTTGCTTTCTGTCATCTCTTTCTACCTTTCTTCCTTTTACTTTTAGGTTTGTGCTTACTTGAACTTTTCCTTTTCCTTTTACTTTGATTTGCTTTGATAGCTTTTCTAATTTGTTCTCTCTTTCTAGGTCCAATGGGACCATAATTCTTGTTTCCCCAATACCAATTTTTTCCTTTCTTTCTCCAAGGCATTTGTATCACCTTACGGTGGGGCTGAACCATGAATGGTAAGGGTATAAGTCTTACCTAACGGTTTAGCCGTATCAATAATATTTTTAAGCATAACTCTGTTTCTCTCCGATTGTTCAACATAGCTCCCACTCATTTGTCCCCAATAATCAAAATGATTTCTTCTTGGAGTTTCAACATAGTCATTATATTCTAAGTAAATATCTATACTAAACTTATAAAGGTCAACATAACTTTCTAACCAGTAAGAATAAACCGTAGCTCCACTACCCCATTTACTATTAGCTACATCATTCCAATAATAAACTGCTGCCCCGCTAGAATAGGGGTCACTAATAACTATAGCGGTTGTATCATCTAAGCTTTCTGCAAAAGCTTCTGGCCCGATGAAATAATAAATAGTTTGCTTTAATGAACCGGAACTACCTCCTCCTTCAAAATACCCCCAATGATATGTTAATCTATTTATGAAAGAGTCTGTTGGCTCATCAGCTAGTCTTTCTAACCCCCAATACTTTCCTAACTCATCTAAAGATTCTCCAAGAGCATTGTCGTCAAAAGGTATCTCTACCGTTCTTCCTCTATTTCTATGTTCTTGTCTATTATTTATTCTATCTATTGCACAGTCCATAGCAAAGGCTAACTTGTAAGCATTAGTGGTGTCATCAGAAACAAATGCTTGAGGAAGATACCTTAATGTTCCACTGCTAACAATTTCTCCAAATTCTTTATACCAAGCCATTATGCTTTCCTCTCTGAAGTTAAGTCTATATCATACTCAATAGCTACTTCACTTTTCCATATCTCATCATCTATAATAGCGTTATAAGTAGCTGTGATAGGCATCATTACTACACATCTCATTGGTGCTGAAGCCCCGCTCCATGCTCCGTTGTAATATTTGAACAATTCTCCTTTGTCTGGTACTTCACTATCGGTATTAGTACCTATATAACAAGAACCACTAGTAGATATACCAGAAGCTACTAACCAGTGTTTTTGTTCTTGGTCAGCTAAAGTAAGAGTACTAGAAAATTCTGCAAAATAATTCTGAGCTGTTGAAGCGGTAAGAGTAACTGTTCCACTGGTGAGTTTAGCACTAGGAATACCTCCAGAACCAGACCAAATAGACAACTCTATCTGGTCGCCAATAGTACCACTCAATGAAACTATAGCTCCAATAACGTCACTGTAATCAAAGCTTTCATAGATGAATACTAAATCATCACCAGTTTGTAAATTCTTACCTACTGTTCCACTGGGAGGCGCTTCTACAATAGTATCAGCATTGTAAAGAGGATTACGTATCCATTTCCCGCTATTATCTTCAATTGATAAATATACTAAAGGATTTGAGTAATTAGAAGATATACTTGACCCACTAACGGGATAATTAGTGGTTCCAGATGTATGGCTTTCATGTTGTCTCCAAGACCTTGTACCCATGTAGAATTCTTGTCCAAAAGAACCACTATTAGAACTGCTGATATCGTATACATATTCCAAGGGATATGTATCAGTCTCGGTTGAGAATACAGATGTAGCCACGTAGAACTTGTTAATTTGTGAGGAGTAAACTCCAGTAACGTCCATTATTTGTTCAAGCAATTCAGAATAGACAATATCATCTCCTAATCCTAAATTGTTAATATAGCTACTTAAAGCAGTATTAACTCTTGATATAACTCCATCTCTGTTATACCAATAACCCGTATCTGGAACAATTGTAATATCAAGATAAGTGTACTTGGGAATAGGCTGATAAACCGTGAAAGTGGAAGCAACGGGCTTCTTTGTACTAATCACTGTAGAGATAGAATTCAATAATGAATTGTCTGTAATAACTTTATCTTCTCCTAATACAAATACTTGAAAGAAATTCTCTGAAATATAGGGTTTGTTTTCTATATCATAAACTCTGGCTTCTACTACCCCACTAAGGTCCTCTACTGCTGCTTCTATAGCCGTGTAAGTTGCTGAACCTTGCTTTGTAGATACATTATATATTCTGGTACGTAAACTTTCATCGTCCTCGTCATCTGTTCCATTATTGAAATAATTGGCTGCACCATTATAAGTTGGATAGTTGGACACAGTGACATTAGATACTTCTACCAATAACTCATCACTTTCCCACATTTTTATTATTGTATTTGTTCCAGTATTGTAAGATGACCCAGTACTTACAGCTTCAATTTCTATATGAGTAGTAACCCCTCCAGAAGCTATTGTTCCAATGTAACCACTCTTAGCTTGGAACACTGCTCTTCTTCCTACAGTAGAAAATCTATGAGACGCTCCTATAATTATATCTGTACCAGAGTCTGGGGTAACTGCTAAATATCCTTCAGCCTTTGTTGCTCGATTTCTTGTTATCCCCCAAGGATAAGCAAGATTATCTAAAGATTCTCCAGTAGCGTAACGAATGAAGTTATTCAAAAATAGATAATAATTGTTATTTTCAATATTACTCAAAGCAATAGAGAAAGCTTCTACCCATGTATTAGCCACACCCCCAGCTCTAAAACTGGTAATATCTGAAATAAGATTAGCATCAATATATCGATAGGTTACAAAGAATTTTGAATTATGTTTTGGTTTAGTACCATCATTTATCCATCTTACTGATTGATAAAGAGGATAACTGGGATAAGCGGAATCTTCTGATGTGGTTAGTTGAGAACCAGTCCAGTAAAGAATATAATCTCCTTCAGTAGATGCTGGTATAGCATCACCTACTTCCCAGTCTGCTCGTCTCCATGCTGCAACATCATTGTATGTTCCTTCCGGTGGTACCCATGACCCACTAACGTTTATTCCTTCTATGGCATCAATGAATAGTACTCTTGCTGTGCCAACTGAGCCAGAAAGCACGTATTCGTTTACTTCCTCATCAAATAGATATGCTTCTCTTTCTATTTTAACAATACCATCTCGTATTTGTTCAATTAACATTTCTTTTAAATCTTCTGCTGTTTTAGGAACGTAGGACATTAAATCACCATAACTAAACTACCAACTGAGCTGGTTACTGTATATACTGTCATATGCATTTCCATTCGTCTATTTATCTTATCAAATTTGACATACCCAAATTCTACTCCACTAATTAAATCTGGAAAATGACTAAAGATTGATAAATAAATCTCGTTTTGAATAACTTCTAATTGTTCTTCTGTAGAAGTAGATGCTAACAATAAAGTAGGCAAAGCTGAACCAAAAGTAGGATGAAAAGGTAATTCTCCCAACCTTGAAATATAATCATGGTTAGTAGATAATAACATTGTAATATGTGAAAGAACCAACTCCGTTAGACCATTGCTTAATTGTATATCTCCGGTATCATCTATTTGTAAATCTAACCCCCCTCCGCTGAGGTAGGTTATCGTAGCATCTCTTCCAAATACTTGGTTTTCCTCTTCTGGAGTATAGATATGGTCTAACGACATTAATTATATATATTACAATCTTGTTAATTACTCTTTTGCTTTGTTTTTCTTTTCTTTATAACTATAGATATTATTCCTATTCCTAACAATCCAAAAGTTAACAACAATGGGGTTTCTTCTGTTGGAAATTCATAAGTAGAATTTTGTATGTCAAAGTCTATTAATTTCATTATTTTATTATATCCCGTATCTACATTTGTTTCCTTATTTGTAGATAATATTTTATTTACAGTACTAGATAAAAGATTTTCTTCTATCACCAGAGGTAGACCTATATCATAAGTATAAATCCAAGTCTCTTGTATGATAGGAATATTTACGTCTCCATATTCTATTACCCAATAATTATCATGTCCACATATAAATATATCTTCTACATAAGCTTTTAGAGGTGTTATAGTTATGTTTCTACAGTTTTTATCTTCGAAAAGATAATCATTGCTAGCTTCGTATCTTTCTTCTATAACAAATTTGATTTGCTCCAAATCCATTATTTCCGTCTCATTAATTATTCCATCAATAAAGTAATCATCAAGACTGTTTTCATGATATAACGTGAAACTTCTCTTGTTTATCTGCACTGTTCCAGTACTAATTGTTTCAACAATTGATGGATTACTACACTCTTCAATCATTCTTAAATTGTCTATTTGAAAAGTATAATCATTATACTTTGTATTATTGTAGATTATATCAGTTAATGTTATATTTAACGTAAAATTGGTTAATCTATTGTAGAGTATATTTCCTCTTGATGATTTATATATATAATCATCTGACGGGTTACTAAATAATATACTTAGTCTAGCTGAACCTTTCCATATAGATATTTCTTTTATATCTATTTCAACGTTGAAATTATAAACTTTGAAATTATCTACGGTCTTATTTGACTTTATCCTATTAACTTTCATTTCTTCTGATTGTTCATCTATAGCTGGTAGATAGTCTATATCCGTTACATTAAAAACAACCGTTTCAGTAGTTGTACTATAAGTAGTACCGATTGTATCAGTTGTTACTTTGTATGTCCAACTATCTCCTAATTCTATTTCTAACAGAATTTTTGCTGTACTATTAATTGAACTAATAACAAAAATTGATATAAGAATAACTGTTATTAGTTTAAGTTTATTTTTTGCCTTAATCATTTTTTTCACTTTATCCTCTCATTTTAATTATCCTTCAGTATTAAAGATATTCTATGTAAATCTCTATTTATTGTTCCACCTACAAACTTTGTTTCCCCTTCTACATTTTGTATTTCAAATTCTATATCTGATATTCCAGTCTTTGTTTTTATATATACATTGATTTCTTTTATCAGATTATTTATTTCGTCATCACTCAAAATGTCAAATGCCATTTTATCTTTATATATTTTTTCAAACATAAACTCATCTACTATATTTTGTAAATGTTCTCTCGCTCTCATCTTAGAGATTACTACAAATATTTTTATCACCTAATATATTTAATCACTTCTATACTTATAAAGTTTTCATTCAATTATGCATAATAACATTTTATTGCTGGTGCACTATATCTTAGTCCTAATGCATTTGTGACTATAGCAGTCACTTTTATAACTATCATATGATAAGTAGAAACATCATACGTAGAAAGTGCAATTACGTGAAGTCCAGCAGTAGTTAAATCGGTAGCAGAACTACCTAAAGAAGTGGTTCCACTATCTGTTAGTCCATATACATTTATATTAGTGATATAATCATCAACAGAAGCAGCAGAAAGAGATATTTTTATATCATCTATAAACAAAGACAAGTCTCCTTTGACAGATGGTAAAGGTATTAACCAATAAGTAGAATAATCAGTTGCCCCTTCATTGGCTATTCTTGCATCATAGGCTTTAAAATTTAATCCACCAGCACTTTCTACATAATACATACATGGAACATATGCTGCATTAGCTGAACCAAACATAACAAAATCAGACAAATATTTAGGTGTTCCAGCATTATAGAAAGCTAAATCGTTATTAGCAGTAACAGTTTTATTAAAATAAAACTTAGGCATATCAGTATTAAAATGACACCAATTAGCATTTTGTGGTCCTATATCTACATAACCATCAGTTGTTTTTGCTCTGGTTACACCAGTAGTTTGTATCCTTAAATAACCACTTGAACCACTATGAATTAAGAACAATGCACCACTATTATCATCACTTTTAGTACTAATATTCCAATAACCAACTCTATTATCAAGTTGTAAATAAGCATATAATTCAGTTGTATAAGAACGTACATGAACACTACTATGACTATTATCGTGAATTACTTCTATATCTCTATAAATATTTACTTTAGCATTTGAAGCCCTTAAAATAACATCTTCTCCGCTTGCACCACCAGTACCATCATTAGCTCTTAACTCTACATAACCATTAGCAGTACGATTACATAAAGCAACTACTTTGTTAGTAGCATCAAAAAGTAATCCATATCGTTCGGCATCGCTGTTAGGATAATAAGTTATACCATATTGACCAGTATCCATAGGAAAATAAATACCACTATCATCAATTTGAAATCTAAAACTACCACCATCATCGTAAAATTGATACTTACTTGCTTTATAGAATTTTAATATATCATCATTTCCATAATATATTATTCTTGCATCATAATCTGCTGAACCACTACTAAAATCAATATATGATAATCCCCCACCCTCAGCTCTTAATTCTAATCCTACATTACCAGAACTAGAATAACTGTTAATAATATTCAGTGCTACATCTCCGTTCACAGAACCACTAATAGTTACTTTTGAAGCATCTTCTGAAATTATACTATCAGTTAAAACACCAGCACTTTCCCATTTAGGAATATAACCAGTGGTTACATTAGTACCTTGTGAAACATCTCCGGTACCAGAAATAACATCATTAACCCAACCAGAACCGTCATACAATAACCCTTGACCAGAAACTGGAGAAGTTATTGTTACATTACTTAAATCATCTAAAGAATGAGTATGATTTATATCTGAATATAATGAACTTAAAGATGAACCACCTTCAGAGATAGTTCCAGAAACTGATAAACTATCAGAAACGGTAACATTATTATCAAATAGAGCATCTCCACCGACTTCTAAGCCATAACCACTCTTAACACTACTACTACCACGATTAATAGAAGTAATACCAGTCAACCATTGTTTATCATCATAAAAGTAAGCAGCAATATTACCATCATTACCTTTAATCATTAAACCATTAGCTAATGATTGAATATATCCACCATCAGTGGAAGGAGAACCTATGACTAAACTTGAATTAGCATATAATGTTTGTCCATATATATTTGCCCATGAATTGGTTGAGGTTCCTAAATCACTAGAATTATCATTATATGGGTATAAATTATATTTAACAGAAATGGGTCTATCAAAATAAAATCCATTATTTGTATCAGTGTCAAAATGAGCCCATGAAACATTTCCAGCTCCTATATGAACAGTTTTACCAGTTGATGAATTATATATTCCTAAAGCATTTCCGTATTCACTATCTGTAGGTTTAATAGTAATACTATTTGTTCCAGATAAAAGAATATCACTTTTTACTGTCAAATCACCAACAATTTTTATATCCCCTATCTTATATCTTGTATCTGGTATGTTATCTATTTCTTCTATTTTAGGCATATAAAAATACATAGTAGTAGTTGTACCTTCAGCATAATAATTAAGAAAACGTATTAAAGTTTGTGTAACTGTGTTATTCCATCTATAGCTATGAACTGTAGATTGTTCAACTCCTTCTTCATTTATCCCCCAACCATGTGCCATTGAAGTTCCAGAAGCACTGTAAGGATAAACATAAGCTTCTATATATACCCATTTATCAGAATCTAAAGCACTACCATCCCATGAAGAACAATAAAAATAAGGATTATTTGTTAATGTATCTCCTAAAGTATAAACCCCTACATCACTTCCATTATCATCTAATCCTTCTAACCCGAAATAAGCTTCACCAGCAGTATTGTCTCGTTTTATCCACATACTAAAACGATACATTTTTTCTGGATTAATTGGAACTTTTGTTGTATAGACTATTGCATTTCCACTTGTAACTACTTCATATGCTTTTACTTCTTTACCATCTATAAAAGGAACTGTAACTAAACTTAAACTATCATATCCACTTCCAGTATAATCATTAGATGAAGTTGGTTGAGCACCATAAACAAGATTGGTAGTTGCAGCATGTAAAGCTAGTCCATCTACGTGAGATGTATTAGTCGCATTCACTCCAGCACTTCTTCTAAAATTTATTTTATCATTGAAAGTCCAATTAGCGTCTATTACGTTATCATATGAATCTACACAAACTGTTCCATCTACATTTGGTAAAGTATAAGTTCTTGGTGTAGCATTATTACAAGTAAATTGACCATATGATGAACCTACACCATAAAATCGTAAATCCCCAGAACTTATAACAATTCCATTAGTTACGTACAAATTACCTACAGTTCTAATAGTTCTTGTAGAATCATTAGCGTAAAAATAAGGTATATCACCAGTTCCTTGATTAGTTATATACAAATATTTTGTAGTTAAATTATTACTAAATGACCAATTACCAGAAACAACTTCATCTTGACTTAAATGAGCATATTGAGGGTGGTCATCATCTCCCAAACCACCTATAGACCCATGGTCTATACCAACAGTTGAACCACTAAAAGATACTGAACCACTAAAAACTGTTGAACCACTAAATGTCCAAGAACCAGTTATTGTATGACCATAACTGTCTAAACAAACATTACCAGTTTT